ATCGTTATTATTACTAAATAATTTGGTATTTTACTGGTATTATTGATACTTACAATGGCAAAATCGACAAAGAAGTACACCAGCGATTCATCTTACAAAGTAGACTTTGAAGATGATTACGAAGACTTTGGTTACGAAATTGCAAACGCTAAGCGTTACACAACTCGAACAAAATCACAACGCAAATTCAAAGATACAGATTATTTCGACGATTGACCAACAATGTGTGCCACTAATCTAAGTGTCCACTAAATTGCCCAAAGCACCCGTTAACGTGTATTGTATACATGTTGACGGGATTTTTCATTTTGACTATCACTGAGCGCAACCAAAAGTTATACGAACTGCGCGAGCGTTTGTTGAAAGCACGAAACGAAGTTGCATGGATTGAACAAGAGATCTGGTTGACCAATGAAAAGTATAAGAATCAGGATCTCGATTTGTATCAAGAAATGTTCGGCACTAACTGATACAAACTCATGGCAGCACGAACTGAACCCTACATGCCATCCTTTGAAGTATACACTCGCCCACACATCTTCTGGTTTGTTGTCATCAAGCATTGCATTAGTTTGTATAAGAAATTGGTGTGACGGTCGGCACACTGTCCACTGTTGACCTCAGATCGCCAGACCCCGTGCTTATAATGGTTGCATGAACAATTTCACCATCACCTGCCCTGCCCTGGGCGAGACCGAGACCACGACCGACCTGGATCGTGCCATGGACATCTGCTTCTCTATGCATGACGAGAGCGGATCTTATGCCTACATCCGAGATGCCTTCGGTGACATTGTGGGAGAGTATGGCGACGTTATGGGGGCAGTTGCTGACCAGTTGATCTAGTGTCACACAGGGGGTTGCAATTGCCCCCATCCTCTGCAAATATAGTCTCAAGTTCACAAACCACTTCAAATCATGCGTAAGATCGAACAGCAAATGAACAATGCCATTTCTAACAACAAGAACTGGCAATCTGGTAACACTGCTGTTACTTTCGATTCTGAGACTGGTGTTTCTCAAGTGTTCCTGCATGGCAATCATATTGCTGATGTTGGTGATACTTTCATCCGCCTCTTTGATGGTGGTTGGCAATCTAACACCACCAAATCTCGTCTGAATGCTATTCTCACTGAGCATGGTGAAAAGGGTGACGGTGTGTTTCAAAAGAACTTTGAATGGTTCGTTCAGATGAACACTGCACAGGGTCTAACTACTGTCCCATTCTTCTCTTCTATGCGTCTGGGTTGAGTTACACTTAGTCCACACATTCACCACTGCATTCTTAACATGAACGACGCTGAACTCTTTGCTCTTAAAGAGAACTATGCCAACCTCATTATCGATGGCATGGATACAGATTGCCTGGTGACAATAGTGCATGAATATCTAATGAATGCATACAAGGATTGCAGTGAGGATGAGATGATTGAAGAGATCAAAGATCTCTATGATGAGGAGACTTTGATCGATCTAATCCCTGAGGCACAGTAACACTCATCCGCTGCAATCATGCATTCTCAATTTACATCCACTATTGAGAATCGCGGCTGACCAGGGTCAGTTGGCACACTGTCCACCATCACCCTGGAATCGTCCCACCCTGTGCCTATAATGGTTTCATGAACAACGATCAACGCATCCGCTCCAACCTCGCTGCCTTCGGTGAGAACTATACACCCCCTCGGAACTGGTGTCAGTCTGAGAACTTCGGACAGGGTGCCTGCCTGACCCCTAAGCAAGTTGAGAAGCGTCGCCGTCGTGCCATGTGGCAATCCTGAGACTGTCCACCATTCTCCCCACTGCCCACCAGATCCCCTATACTAAGGACATGATCAAACAACACAACGGAATGTTCCTGACCAATGCCACTGCTGCCAACGACCCCGCTGTGCAGGGTGCTATGGCATCCTACATGCAGCAACTCGCACGAGAGGCAGCATACCGCAAGGCAGTTCGTGAGGGTCGCGTTGCCACCAGTCAGTCGGGTAACTGGCACATCAGCGACCGCCACTGAGCGGCACTGCCTGTAGGATACACACAACACACAAACGGAGACACACGATGAACGGATGGGCAAACTGGGCAACCTGGAACGTCGCCCTCTGGATCAGCAACGACGAGACGACCTATAAGGTCGCCCAGCGCTACGATTCTTACGATCGCCTGATCCCTCGCCTTGAGATGATGTGGGGGCAGATGACCCCAGACGGTGCCCGCTGGATGGATGGCACGATCGACACTGCTGCCCTGGATGAGATGCTGGCAGACCTGTGATCGACGCCCTTACCAAACCCCGTTCCCCATCCTACCACAGGCAGACCATGTTCCGACTCATCATCCTGGCAGCGGTTGGCGTTCTCTTCTGGACTAGCACCCCTGCCCGTACTGTGACGGCAGACGCACTGTCCACCATAGAGCAGGCAGTGCGCCCCTGACCCTGTAGAATATCAACAACAACACAGACACACATGCCCACCGCTTGCTTCGCTGTCCAACCTGCCTCATGGTCATCCTTCGATGAGTGGGGATGCGATTGGGCAACCGACATCAACCACGCCTACCGTCTCGCTAAGGCATGGGGAGAGGAATGCATCATCTGGCGATGCCCTCCCTCTGGTGAACCCGTTGCCTGGGTTCGCTCGTCACCCATCACCGAGTCTATCGGTTTCGCCCACTGCGCTTGATTCTCTACTATGAACATCAGGAAGTATCGCAAGGCAGTTGATGCCATCATGGCAGAATCTGGATTTGTTTTCTTTGACGATTCTAAGCACCTTAAATATAAACATCCCACATTGGGTTTAGTTCAAACATGCAGCAAATCTCCATCTGATAACTATGCCATCGCACAGATTAAGCGACAAGTGAGAAGATCTCTCGCAGCAGTTAGCTAGAGACAGGGGGCAGTAATATGCCCCCTTTTTTGTATACCCCCGAGCGCCGAGCGGGTCCCATCTGGCGTACCTAATCTATAAACGTTTCCCAGCGCCTTCGATATATTCTTTCAAATAAAAAAAATCCGCCGCCACAAAAACATGAGAAAAGGTCAAAAGTTACGCAAATCAACTCAAAGAGCACATGAGTTAGCGAGACGCAAAGAGAGAAGAGAGATTTATGAGTTTTATAGTAGAAATCAAAATACCAGAAAAAACCGAAGGGGACATGCGTCCAGAAGTTCAGAAACTTTCATAGGATTTGTGATCAGATTAATTGCCAAGATTATTAAGTATCTGAGAAGAAGATAAATATTACGGGTCCCCCATATACAAAAAAATTGCCCAGAAAATTTTGCCATGAAAACCTCGACCACATTCCGAGAGGAAATTAGTTATATTACGATATGTCTCATAGAGACTGTGAATATCATGAGAGGGAATTTAAATGATGCTGTATGGCAATATATAAAAAAATCCCTGAGGTAAAAAATGGCACAAGCACCTGCGAAGAGAAGGAAGGACAGCGACCAGGATTCTAAGTTCTTCTTATATGTTGCATTTCACTCAGTATTAACTGCAGTATTTGGATTATTCAAAGACGACTAATATGGAACAACATAAAATCACTTATAAGACCAAGGACGGCACTATTAAGGAGCAGAGGTTCGACGAGTTTAATGAGTTTGCCGATGCAATCGAAGATGCTGCGATGGACTATTTTGGTGCTGCTTCAGCAGCACCTGAAATCGACATTTCGAGTGCCTTCGGGGCATACGGTATAAATTATCGAGAAAGTTTTAAAAATGGAGCAAGAGTTGATAGCACAGTTGAATTCCTTGGAGAAGAGACTGAGGGACTGTGAGGAACCGACCACGTTAATGTATTGCCGACCAGGGTCGGAGGAACATGAGACCTTGGTAGATTTTCTCAATGACACTTATATACAGTTACAAGAGGTACGATGGCAGGTAAACCAGTTGCTGACATTACATCAACAGACTCTGGCGGAAAGGGCACATGTAATACACCGCCTTTAGTCTTAGGGCGACCTTCAGTAGGTGGTGGAGGTGTTGTTAAGGTCTATGCTGGTAAGCAGTTAGTTCTGAAGAACACAGATAGTTTCAGACCAGCACCAGGGACGACACCGAAGGGCGATCCATGCCAGAGTCCAAGAACTTTAAAGGCAGTGAGCACTGTAAAGGTTGGGAAGCAGTCTATTGGTAAGCAGGGTGATGTGTTGAACTCATCTACTAACATTACCATTGCAAAAGCGAGCACAGCGAGAGTATTTGCCGCATAATATGCTATAATATGAGAGTACACACGGAGAAACTATGGCAAAGCGTCCTTCACTCACAGGTTCTGGCGGTTACGTAGAAGCAAAACCCAAGAAATCCCGTCAGGGAAAGGGGAAGCATACTAAATATGCCAGTACCAGTCGCAACAAAGCGAGAAAAATGTATCGTGGACAAGGTAAGTAAAGTTAGAGAATGGATTAAGAATATCTCTGAGAAGCGTGGGGAACTGGGTGGACATTCCATCTGTCCCTACGCTTTTTCTGCGTCTGTTCATATAGAGGAGCGTGCCTTGCGGCGTGTGACTCTGAATTCATTACCTGATGCGGACGTTATCATCTTCATTTTGGAGGACGACATCTCTGAATGCGCTATGATGCAGCGGGTTGCGGAACTTAATATGAGTCAAGCAGAGTATGTTGTGCTTGATGATCATATGGATGACACTACTCACATTAGTGGTGTCCAGACAAACTTTAGTAAAGGAAACTTGCTACTCATTCAAAAACGTGATAAATTAGAGAGTGCGAGAGAAACTTTGCACAAAACTGATTATTATAAGTATTGGTCGCCATCAATGTATAGGAGGATAGTCAATGGCAAATTCACCAGTCGATAAGAGCGAAGAATTTAAAGAGTCAGGAATGACACTTATCACGGAGGTTGATAGCGAATACTGGTTGAAGAAGCATAGAAAGAATAAGTATTCAACGCCCCCTGAGGATCGTATGAGTCGTCCCTGTGGTGGACAGAATGGGTTTGATGATTTTGTAGAGCGTTGGTCAGACTGACTATAAATAGATAAGATACACTCTACTATTCGTGTGGCAAAGTTCCAAACCTTCAAGGATTTGAACGTCACGTTCAAACCACATCCCGTTACAGGTGACTTAATTGTCAAGAAGGATGATGCTGCAATTAAGCAGTCTGTTGTAAATTTGCTACTAACATCAAAAGGTGAGAGACCATTTCAGCCGCAGTTAGGTTCAAATCTTCGTAGATTACTATTTGAGAATTTGGATGTAGTAACTGCGTCTGAAATTAGTTCTAATATTCGTGATACATTAGATCAATTTGAACCAAGAATTACCGTAACTGGTATAGAAGTTGATGCTAATTATGATGATAATGGATTTGATGTTGCTTTAGAATTTGAAATTATTGGTAGAGAAGACTTTCCAGTCGCCATAGAATTCTTCTTAGAGAGAACTCGATAATGCCATACGTTCAACTATCAAACTTAGACTTTGCAGACATCAAGACTGCTCTCAAGGAATACTTGAGATCGCAGGGAGAATTTACTGATTTTGATTTTGAAGGTTCAGTATGGTCGAATCTGCTTGACGTATTAGCATATAATACGTATTACACAGCATTTAACACCAACATGGTGGTGAATGAGACGTTTCTGGATTCAGCAACGCTCAGGGACAATGTGGTGGCACTGGCAAAGCAATTAGGTTATACACCGAAGTCGGCAACATCACCAAGAGCAATTCTCAACTTTGATGTTGTATTTCCTAATGTTGCTCCAAATGAAATCGTTCTGAAGAAAGGATCGGGTTTCAATGCCACATATGATAATGATGTTTACAACTTTGTAGCTGTTGAAGATATTAAGACAGCAGTTGTAGGAGGTACAGCATCTTTTGAGAATGTGGAGATCTACGAGGGAAACTTCGTCACTGACACTTATACGGTCAATGCAGCACGTTCAAACCGTTTTGTGATCCAAAACCCCAGTGCAGACATTTCAACGCTTAGAGTGCGTATTTTCCCATCGTCACAGAGCACCGTTGGTGAGGTTTATGCAAGAGCAGATAGTATTTTAGATATCACTGGAGAATCGAGCGTCTTCTATGTTGAAGAGATTGAAGACGAGCAGTATGAGATTTTCTTTGGTGATGGTGTTTTGGGCAGATCTCTTGAGTCTGGTAACGTGGTTGAGATCACTTATATCTCAACAAAGGGACCTGAATCTAATGGTGCAAGATCATTCACCTTTAACGGCGTCCTGGAAGACCCACAAGGCGACTCTAACTACAATTACGACGTTGTGTATAGCGGATCGTCAGACCTTGTAGAAGTGGCATCTGGTGGGTCTGAGATTGAATCTGTCAAGAAGATCAAATTCAATGCTCCTAAATTCTATGGCACACAGAACAGAGCAGTTACTGCTTCTGATTATGCAGCAATTGTAAGAGAGATTTATCCTGCTATTGCAGACATTATTACATTTGGTGGCGAAGAAGATGATCCCCCTGAGTATGGAAAAGTTAAGATTGTTGTCAAACCTTCTACTGCACCACGTTTAAGTTCTGTTACTAAGAGACAGATCATCGATGGTCTAAAACCATACATGGTTGCGTCTATTACACCAGACGTAATTGATGCATCTGTTCTTTATGTTGAATTGACTTCAAAGGTTTACTACAGCAAAATTAAGACTAATCAGACTGTAGATGAAATTAAATCAAAAATAATCTCTGGATTAGAGCAATATATTGTTTCATCTGATACAGAAAAATTTAATGGTAAGTTTAGATATTCTAAGTTTATTGGTGTAATTGACGATGCTGACCGTAGTATCAATAGTAATCTCACTACTATTAAAATGAGAAAGGATTTCTATCCTGCAATTAACAGCAAGTTCTTTTATGAAATCTGTTTTCAGAATGCCTTCGATGATACTTGCGATGATGACATTATTGTTCAGTCTACAGGATTTAGAGTAAGCGAGTATCCTCTGTATACTGTGTTTCTCGAAGATAGATCTGGTAAAATGATCCTATATAGAGTAGACTCTATAACTGGCGAAAAGATTGTTCTAAACGACTCTGTTGGAACTGTCGATTATACAAAAGGCGAAATTAGATTATACGATCTTACAATTATTGAGGGTAGTTTCTTCGATAACAAAATCGAAATCAGAACTATTCCTTTGAATAACGATATCCTTGCCACAAGAGAAGTATATCTCGATGTGGACATCCCTAAGAGTTCATTCACGATTTACAAAGAGTAATCTTAAATGGCAGAGACTAGAAGAATATCTACTCTAATTGAGACCCAATTACCCGAGTTCATTTCTTCTGATTATGAGAATTTCTCAAAAGTTATTGAGAAATACTATGAGCAGTTAGAACTTAGGGGACAACCTCTCGATGTGATTCAAAATATCACGAAATATCGTGATATCGATTTTTATGAGCAGAATCTTCTAAAAGAAAATACTATATTGTCAGAATCTGTGTCAGCGAGTGACACAACGATTACTGTTGTTGATGCGACTTCATTCCCAGAGCAGAACGGATATATTAAGATTGGGGATGAGATTCTCTTTTATAAAGAGAGAACTGCCACTCAGTTTAAAGAAGTATCTCGTGGTGTAAGTGGTAATACTACATTAGGAGACTTATACGACAAGAGTAATTTTGTATCTACTTTAGCAGAACAGCATGTATCTGGTTCTAATGTCCAGAACATCAGTAATCTGTTTTTGTATGCTATTGTAAAAAACTTTGAGTCTGACTACCTTGCATCGTTCCCAGAAAAGTATCTAAAGTCTGCGGTCGATAAAAGAACATTAATCAAGAATATTTCCAGTTTTTATCGTGCAAAAGGCACAGATAAATCTATCAAATTTATTTTCAACACTCTGGTATCTAATGACAGACCAGAGGTTGTAAAACCAAAAGATTTTACTTTAAAGTCTTCTACTTCAGATTGGATTACATCATATTCATTGAAAGTAAAAGTTCTTTCTGGTGATCCTAAGTCTCTCGTTGGAGAGACTCTTGTTCAATCTTTAGATCCACTCAATTCAAGTGTTGGGTATGCTTCTGCGATTGTAGACAACGTTCTTGGTGCTGGGGTAGTTGATGGAGATCAATTATATCAAATTGTCTTAGATACTGCTTCTTTGAACAACTCTTTTGATGTTGCTTCTAAAACAGAGTTAACAGAAACATTTATTCCAAATCTTGGTCCTGGCAATAGAGTAAACGTATTTTCTACTCAAGGATTCAAACCAAGAGGTAGATTTTTAATTGGCACTGAAGAATTTAGGTATAACGAAAAAAATATTAATCAGTTTTACGTAGAGTCAAGAGAGACATCTAATACTTACACAGAGGGAACTGATGTCTATAGTTATTCTACTGTAAGTGCAGGAAACGTAAAACTATTAGTTCTTGGAGTTTTATATAACTTAAACCCATCAGTAGAAGCACCATATTCAGAAGAAGGTGATTTTGTTGAAGTTTCTGATCCTGGTTTTATTACCAGAGATCCTATCATTACAGATAAATCTCAGAATGCAACCAGATGGATTTCAAGTTCTACAAAGGCAATCAGTAATAACCCAGTAATCACCAGTCAGATTAGTGAGTTTAATACAGATGTATCTGCTATTTACGAAGATTCAAATTATTACTACATCTGCTCATCTTCATATCCAAGCAGAGCAATTTTAAAAGCGACCACTCAAGCAACAGTGAGTGATCAAAAAGTGATGAGGTTGATTAGAAAGAATCCTCAAACTATTACCGAAACATATCCAACCACACAGAGAGATGTTGGTATTTTTATAGATGGTACTGTAGCGTTTAGTTATAAAGATTTCTCTCAGGTTAAGTCTGGTCCTATTGAGTCTTTTTCTGTTACATCTAAAGGATCTGGATATATTGATCCTCCCACTGTTTTAATTAACAATACTCCAGGTAAAGCAAGATCAAAACTTTCTGGAGAAACTGTAGATAGTATTGAATTATTAGATACTACTGGTTATACTGAAGATCCTTCAGTTACAATTACCTCTGGTAGAGGAGCACGAGCAGGTGCTATTGTTACTTTCGGAAGAATTACAAGTATTCAAGTTGTAGACTCTGGTGAGTATTATACGACTCCACCTACAGTAAGAATTGTTGACCGTTTAGGTAAAGGTCGCTTTGCTGAATATAATGCCATTTTGGAAAATGGCAAGGTCGTTGATTTTGAAATGGTGGACGAAGGTAAGTTCTATACCAGAGGAGAAGTTATTGTTGATATTCTTCCTGTAGGTGTAGATGCAGAAGCAACAGCAAATATTACCACATACACAAAAGACAGATATGTAAATCTTGGCGATAAACTCGACGATTCCAATGGTTACGTATTCCAAAACTACAATCCAACAAAAGGATTTGGTTATGGTATCGTAGCAAACCCATCTGAACTCAGAAACGAACTTAACGACGATGGATCCAATCACTCTCCTATTTTGGGATATGCTTATGATGGTAATCCCATTTATGGTCCTTATGGTTTTAGCAACCCTTTAGACAGCAATAGTGCTGTCAATCGAATTCGTTCTGGTTACAGTCTGAAAAATAACCGTCTTGGTGGTCCTAACCCAGAAGTATTTCCTTTAGGAACTTTTATTGAGGATTATCAATGGAATCCATCAACAGAGACTGGTAAATTAGAATTAGATGAAAACAACGGCAGATTCTGTGTAACACCAGAATATCCTGAAGGTGTTTATGCATATTTTGTCACTATTGATAGTAATGGTGCTCCAAAGTTTCCATACATCTTAGGTAAGAATTTCTATTCTCTTCCTGTAGACTCTAATTACAATGCAGATTTATCACAAGATGATATCCCATTCTATGCAAAAAGACTAAGAACTTCTGATATTTCTAAAAACGGGGGCAATGTTGTCTTCCAAGTAAACAAAACATCAAAAGGTTCTGTATCTTCTTTGGACATTGAAGAATCTCCAGCATCATTTAAAGTTGGTAACAGATTTATTGTTTCTGATTTAGGATCAGAAGGATCTGGGGCAGCTGCTGTTGTTGCAGAAGTTACAGGAAAAAATGTTACTTCATTGACATCTGCATCTTTAGATCCAACAAATAATTTTAGTGTTGCTTTAGTAAAACTAACTTCACCTGCATATTTGTTCAAAGATGACATTATTACACAAGAAGGTTCTGATTTTACGGGACGTGTAATTGGTCAAGTGTTTAATGGCAATGAATTTGTCATTGATCAAGTTACAGGAACTTACAAAGAAGGCAGTGTCTTAAATTCTTCCAGTAATATCATTAACATCATTATTAGTGATAATGCATCATTTACTTCAAATTCTACATTATTATTAACTGATGGTGATGATGATCTTCTTGCTACTGGAAAAATTTTAGAATCTACAACAGATCAAAACTCCTTAAAAGTAGAAGTTCTCACTGGAGAATTTGTGGTTCCAGAAGGTGCTACAAAAAATTATTTCTTACAAAGCACAACCTTAGGAGATGATGTAGGATTAGAAGTAGTTACATACACTTCATTGAGTAAAGGTCTGACACCATTTGTTATCAACAATGATATTGCATTGATGGAGACTGATGCTCCTCATAATGTTGGTGTTGGAAGTATTGTTAATGTTGATATCGTTCCTGATGAAAGTGAAACTACTACAACCTATTATGTAAGAAAGAGATTTTATCAGACCGTTACTCTAAGACCACCATCATTTAGCAGTATTGTTAATGATACTGGTGTTGGTAGAGTTGATTTACTCAATGGTGGTCTTGGTTACACATCAGGTGAGTATTTGGATGTAGAACTAATTTTCTTCGATCAAACTCAAGTTAGAAATGGTATTGGTGCTCCTGGAGATGAAAATAATGCCAGAGCAAGAATTGTAGTAAATGATCCTGCAGGGGTTGGTTATGGTAGTTGTTCAGTTATTGAAATCACATCTAAAGGTTCAGGTTATATCAAAGGAGACACTCTAACAGTTTTAGATAACAGTCTTCAAAGAAATCCTATTGAAATTTCTACGCAAAGATTAGCACTCAATGTTGATCATGTCGGATTTTCTCTACAGAACAAAGAACTTACTTTAAGACAGATTAACAAACTATCCGAAAATGATTTCATCAAAGTTGATAGTGAAATTATGAAGATTGAGTCTATTGACTCAAATTCCAGAACAGTAACTGTATTGAGAGGTCAAGAAGGAACTTCAATTACAGATCACTTTAACGAAGCACCTGTTACTTTATATAATGGAGTATATCGTTTTAATGATGATGCAAGACCTCTTGGTACTGATTTAAATGATCCATTTATTATTGGATATGACGATAAAACCCAAGAAGTAACTGTTGCTTATAATTACAATGCAACAAATCCCAGACAAATAACAAATAGCACTATTTTCCAGGATAATAGTTCACCAAGAAAATCTATTGCTATTTCTTCTACGACTGTTGGAGAAAACAAATTAGAATTCTCTAAAGATCAAACATTTGCAACATACGATATTAATACTGATATTAGAATTCAAAAATACTATCGTTATTTGTTTGACACCAGTCATGTCTCTATGAATGGTATTTTCTTGGATTTCTCTGCCAGCAGAACTGGAAGTATCTTTACTGAAGAAAAAGAAGTAAGTGGCATTCAACCAGGAAATCCAGGATCATACGTTGCTATTACTTTAGGTTTTGGTCCTAATATTGTAGGAGCTCCTCAAAGAAGGTTCCCTGTAAACTTTGATACTTATTATTACTTCATTAAAGCATCGAGTGATGTTAATACCGATAATGCGGCACTGAAAGTTATTGACGATCCTTTAACTGGTCCAAAGACTGTTTTGTTTGCTACTTCAACTAAGTTTGCATACGAAATTCCACAAACACCAGATTATATTGGAACTGGAGATATTGAATATACCACAAACTCTCCATTTGCACAAGGAAAAATTTATTCCACAAGAATTACAAACTTAGGATCTGATTATAAGAGACTGCCAATTCTTGATGGTTGTTTTGTTTCTAATGACAATGCAGCAGTAGTTGAGACAAAGTTTGATACTATTACTGGATCTATCACATCTGTAAATCTGACGGAAGTTGGTAAAGACTACATCAATCCTAAGGCAATCGTTACCAATGGTGATGGATCTGGCGCAGAATTTAAAGTATCAAGTGAGTCTGGAAGGATTACTAAAATTGAAATTGTATCTCCTGGATCTGGGTTTACCTATGCTCCAACTGTAACTGTATATGAGGGTGCTGTAAAAGGATTCTTTAAATCAACAACTATTGGTGTTCCTCAGGACTTATCTATCATTAATAATGGTGGTTCATTCCATACAGATAAGACTCTTCTCTCTTCATACAGATCAAATTATGCATTAGTAGTAAAAGGTGATGAACCAAAATTCTACCGTGGAGAAAGAGTTGAGCAAAGAGTTGGTCAAACTGTAATTTTCAGTGCTATTGTTTCAGATAAAGGATGGAGAACAGGATCTAATATTTTAAGACTATCAAAAATTACTGGCACAGTAGATCTAAATCTACCTCTCAAGTCTGTCAAAGATTCTGAAAGGTCTGTAGAAGTTAGTGATGTATTGTATACAGAATTTGAACCTGAAATTAAATCTTACTATGATAACTTAGGAAGGTATTCTTCTGACAGAGGAAAAGTTGGAAGTAGATATCAAAAAGTTACTGATTCATATTATTATCAAGATTTTTCTTACGTCATTCAGTCAAGAACTCCAATTGATGTATGGAGAGATCTGATCAAGCAAACTACACACCCTGCAGGTTTCCAACTGTTTGGTGAAGTTCTGATTGATTCGGAACAGGAAGCAACTATGCCAACTGTTCAGACTCCTACAACATCTATTAGTTACATCGAACTTGCTCCTAAGACAGTCTCTACAGAGCATAAGTCAACTAAGATCACAAACTCTTTTGTCAGTGTAGCAACTACTACTCTTCGTAGAGGTGTTGGATCTATTTCTATTGATGAGTATGATACCGAAGGAATTATTGCAAGAGAACTGATCTTGGCACAACCTTTCAATGGTCGCTATGCTACTAAGGAAGATTATGTAGGATCTATTAGAGCAATCACAAAAGCAGGTGACAATTCTTCAAACACATTTGCATATACTGATATTGGTGGTGCGTTTAACATTCCACTGGGTTCGTATGCTCATTGGATCAAATTTAAAATGGTCAGCAATAGCAAGAACCAACCTGCTATTGTTCCTTTTATTAATTCAGGTTCCCCTGCTCAATCTTGGGATGGTAATGATAATTACTCCATTCTTCCAAATGATGAATATGCAACTGATGGATCTGGTATTTTTGATCTAACCAAGATCACAAGAATGTCTATTGGTTTCTTGTTCCCATTTGGAGAATATGATATCAATCCAGATGGGTCAAGTTATGAATTTGGTGCATTGATTGAATCCATTGAATCTGACTTTTCTCAGATTTCATCAGGATTTGAAGTTGGTGATCAGATCACTTTCTATGAGAATGCAGCATCATATATTACAGTAGAGGTTACATCTGTCGATGCCCCTGCTTATGATGTTGTAGAGGGAGTTATTGGTAATGGTAATATTCTTGGCAGAAAAACCTTTACTCTACTCGACAAAAAAACTAATCTTCCATATGCTCCATATAATGAGCAAGAATTGTTCTTGACATTGAATGGTATTGCACAGGAACCTGGAAAATCATTCAAAGTTTCTGGAAACAATATCACATTTAGTGAAGCACCCCTTGGTCCTTTGTTCCCACAAACTGGTGAAAACCTCGATGATACTTATGAAACAGATGCAGCAAAGTTAGTATGTAAAGCATTTAGATTTAAAGACAATGGTTATAACGAAAGATATCTAAGAAAACTGAAAAACATTTCTTCTCAATTTGATGGTATTGCAAATCAGTTTGATCTTTATTGGGAAAATGGTTCTATCGTTAAAGCAGATCCTGGTGAAAAATTCTTGATCTTTATTAATGGTATCCTTCAGGAAGCAAAAGAATCTCCTGAAGCACCATTAGGAAATGCATATTATATTCTCAGAAGACCAAATCCTGCGGAACCTGATGCTATTGTATTCTCTGAACCACCAAGAAACTTCGATGATGACATTGATTCCCCACCAGTTCAGTTAGACCAGAAAGAGACTTTCTTTGGATATGGTGTTGGTAGTTATGATAGATTCAGAATTGATAACAACCTGATTCCTTATAGAGGAGTAGGACCATATTTGGTATTTGGGGAAGTAGATGGACGAGTCAAGAACATTACTGACGATAGATTCGTATTAGTATTTGTTGATGGAGTTTTACAAAATCCAAACAGTTACATTCTTAATGGTCCTAATTTAACATTCTTATCTCCTATTACTAAGTATACTCCTGAAACAGGAGAGTCTGTACAAAATAGAGTAAGATTAATCTCTTTGTATGGCAGAGATGTTCCTAAGACTTTATCTTTCTATGATTTTGACAGAGTTGGACTTACAAATGAAATTACTGTTGAAATTAATAGAGTAATTGATGATCCCCAAGCAAATGCCGAATATCTTGAGTGGCAAGGAAGACTTAACAGTTTTAATCCATCAACACCCAAACTTGTATACACTATTAAGAGTGATGGATCCAGACACATTCTTGGATCGTTGTCTCTTGCACGATTTGATGAACTTGCAGATGGGACACAGAGTGGACAATCTAAAGTTGGTGTAGTTGCAACTAATTTTAAACTCACTTTATTAAATGCTGCAAATATTGACTTTGAAAATCTGTCATATAATCCTCTAACAAACACAGCAGATGATTCAAGAGTTCATTCGATTTATGTTACAGACAAAGCAGATTTCTCCGAATTTATTTCGTTCAATGTAATCTCAAAAGCATTCTCTATTGATATATCTTATGATGTAGATGATGAAGGAAGAAGACAGTTAAGTCGTAATCTTCCAGCATGGATTAGAGGTTCCGAAACTGGAAATCAAGCATACTATAATATTAACACAACAACACTTGATATTCAACCTGGAGATCAAATTTTAGTTGACGGAGAGTCTGAATATAGAACAATTGAATATGTTCCTGGCAAAGCAAGTTTAAGAAATTTTGGCGAAGGACAAACTGCTAAGTATGAGCATTTTGCAAAGGTTGATGTAACAAACTACAATGGCATTGTAAGAGGTGAAGGTCTTAGTATCACCACTCAAATTGATTCTTCTGGTAGAGTAAGTGGTCTTGGATTTAGTGATTTAGAATGGAACAGAAGAGATCTCCAGTTATTCTTTGATACTGGTATTCTCTTACAACCAACTGCATATCAATACTTTGTTCCTCCTCAGGTTAAGTTTGTTCCTGTTGATGGCAATGGTGGTGGTGCTCGTGCCGAAGTTCTCACAAAAGATGGTCAAATCTTAGATGTTGTCTTAACCAGTCCTGGTTTTGGTTATACACAACCACCAAAAGCAGTTGTTACCAGAGGATATGTTGTCAAGAAAAATTCACAAAGAGTAATTAATTCTCTTAGTGTTCTTAACATTGAAAGTGACGTTGCTGCTGGTGGTGCTTTGTCTGTTGTTCAGACAGAAGTTACACTACTGGGCGAAGGATTACAGGCAACTATTTTCTCTATTATTGCAGTTGGTGGATTTGCTGGAGATCAGTTAACATCTGATGACCAGTGGACTACTATTCTTCAATCTGCTGGTGATATTGTCAATCCTTCTGGTCACCAACTTGGTGAAAGTATCAGACCTGCACCTGGCGGATCTCAAATTTTCACAAAGAGAGAAGCATTTGGTGCATTTGATCAAGTTGCATCTGCACTTATTGCCAATGAAACAGTCATTACATGTACTGTTAACTCTGTTCAATCTATCACAACTACTCAAGAACCAGAAACAGTTTGTGATGTTATTACATCAATAATTCACAAGCAGATTAATACCCCTGCAGTTTTTGTTAAGGAAGATTCTTTCAGTGCAACTGGAACATTCTTGGATTCTCCGTTATCTCCAACTGCAACTACAGTTTATGTTGCAAGCACGACACTATTCCCAACTTCAGGAACTCTGCAAATTGGAAAAGAGATTGTTTCTTACGAAAAAACACTAACCGATAGATTCTATGAAGTAACGAGAGGTATTGAGGGAACAGAAGCTCAGGCACATCCTGCTGGTCAATATCTAAGAACAATTCCTACATCAGTTGTTGTTCTTCCTGTTGGTCCTACCACTATTCTTATTACTGAATCTGCTGTCAGGGTGACTGACGCTAAGTTGGTTGAACTGAAGTCTCAGATTATATCTGAGCAAGAAGTTAAGAATTCTGAACGTTATATTGAAATTGAAAATGAATTCCAGATTGTAACTCCACAAGTAGAAGTATCTGAAGTAATTGTTTCGGCAAGATCTATATTTAATCCATCTGAAACATCTATTACTAATAATCCTGATAGATCAATTCAAGTTACGACAACTCTTTCCACATCTTCTGATGTTGGAATGAGAGAAGATCTCGCAGAAAGAAATTATATTAGGGATCATCAAATTGTTACAAACATACCTGATGCTATTGAAGTAGATAGAGAGATCTTTATTATTCCTCCAACAACATATTTGGATGGATCTCAATCTTCATCTTCTTATAGCAGTGTCACTCAGGTAGTTGCAGCTGTCTCTACTATTACCTCCGATTCTGTTAAGGTTAAGTCTGTTGAGAGATTCAACCAAGTCGGTATTAATATTGATGTTCTTGGAGAAGATCTGCAAGTTCAAACTGAGATTACTACGTTTGATGGATTCAGAACAGAACTTGCATTCTCCAGCGTTCTTGGAACTTACGAGACTATCATTAATGTTAGTGCATCTCCTACAATTGCTGAACTTGAAGCACTTACAACATATACTGTTTCCGAAACTGTTATTAACCTACGTGATCTATCTGCCCGTATAGATTTCCCAAGAACTGCTGATGGTGGTATTGCAGGAGGTCAATCTGAGGACGGTCCTAAGAGAGTTCTCACGGTACTTGATCTATATGGTGAGGCAGATGTCCGCACACATTCGTTCATTGAAACTAATGTTGACCTGAGTGTCAATAGAATCTCTTCTACATATAGTGTTACATCAAACTTCCCAACTATTGACGGAAGATTAAAACCAGCAGATGTCTCCATCCAAAGAGAGATGGGAATTATTGATTACTTTGAAGAATTTGTTGTTCTACAAACATCTATTAAGACAAGAAACTAATGGCAGAATTAACATTAGCATCACCTTATAATGAGGTAACTAAAAGAGATGGTACTACTGTTACAGTAGAAAACTTTAGTCAACGAATCCCTGATGGATTTGCATCTTTTAATAGCGGAACTGCTGGACCAAGAATTAAAGACTTTGAAAAATATAAATTTGAAGGTGATGTCATCATTGATGATATTACAAGAGCATTTCCATCACTTACAATTAGAGATTTTGAAGATCGATCGCTATCATCATATACTCTTAATGGTATTAGATTTAATGCAGGACCATCTAGTATGGTTATGGGAGTTACTCTTGCTAATGGAAATCAAACACTTTCACAAGATGCAAATGCTCCCAGTACAATAACTGTAGTTGCTACTTCTAATTTTTATAATAGTGGTCATTTGTTTACTTCACAAAGAAGTTTGATTGAGTATACTTCAAAAACCGCAACTACGTTTACAGGTTACGTAGTAAGCGGACCAAACACGCTAAATAACAATGATGAGTTGGTTCAATTTTCTGGTCCAGAGTGATCTTAAAATAAATACCATATAAATAAATCAGATATTAAAACGTCCCAGAGAAAAACAACAATGGCTGCAATCATCTCAGATAAGTTTAGAATCTTTAATGCTAAACAATTTTTAGAATCGCTGAGCGAACCCGTTGGTGGCGCTGACGATAGCGCAGAAAAAACAAGGATGTATTTCTTCGTTGGTCGCCCCCAACGCTGGGATGCATACCTTGAAATTTTTTCCGCGAATTCCACTCCATTCGTAGAGAATCAATTTGTCTACGTTTCTTCTGATACTAACGGATCATATACTTTTGCTAACTCACCATTCCGTGCATCAATCGAAGAAGTATATGACAATTCTCTTATTCTCAGCGACGTAACCCCATCGGTAAACTCAGCTCCTCTGCCTGGTGCAACTCTTGAGGGTTGGAATGGTGCTGCAGACACTGGTGCTGAAGCAAAAGCAGGTGTCTATCGCTACTCAACAGAAGATACTCCTCCTACTCCTCTTGATAACCAGGGAGAGAAGTATGATGTTTATGACGAAATCATCGCTGCTAAGCGTATTACCGATCAATTTGCACGTAGTGTTATCACACGTTATGATTGGAACCTTCTTGCATCGGAACCACGTTTCGACATGTGGAAGCCTGATTATTCAGCAACCACAACTGGTCAAGTAGGTAAGCAGTCCACCACTGGTGCTAATAGCATCGGTGATGCTAAGTTCTACGTTGTCAATAGCAACTACGAAGTATTCAAGTGTCTGTATAATGGTCAGTTCCCAGGTCAGGTTGATCCTAATCCCATCTACGAACCAAAGACTACTCCTTCCGCAGGTCAAGGAACTTATGATGCAGGAACTGGACTCTTCACCGAAGCTGCAAGTGCTGTAGTTGCTGCTGCTGGTTCTTCTGGTTATGTTTGGAAATATATGTACACCATCCCAACTGATGATGTACTGAGATTCCTCTCAACAAACTTCATGCCAATTAACCTTGGCGCAACTCCTTATAATGCAACTGCCGAAGCAACCCGTGCTGCAACTGAAGCACTTGCTGTTGATGGTGCTATTGACATTACTCTTGTAGAAGACAGAGGTACAGGTCTTCCTAACGGAACTCACTATGCACCTGTTCTTGGTGATGGTCAAATCAATGGTACTCAAGCAGTTGCTGAGATCGTTGTTGCTGGTGGTCTGATTTCATCTGTAACAATGGTTGAGCGTGGTTCTGGTTACACCTATGCTTCTATTGCTCTTGACGATGGTGCAACTGTTGGTGGTGTTAAGTACGGTCTGTTTGCTGAGCAAGCACTGACAACTGCACGCACTGGCGTTACTGGAACTGGCGCACTTGAGCCTGTTCTTCCTCCTCAGGGCGGTCACGGCGGTGACTTTGAACTGGAACTCAATGCTAAGCGTGTTATGACGAACATCCGTCTGACCTATGCTGAAGGTTCTGGAGACTTCCCTGTTGACAACGACTTCCGTCGTATCGGTATCATCAAGGATCCATTCAACTGGTCTACTACAGATCCCGCAGTATTAGATACTCTTAATGGTCTTTATGCTGTTAAGATCACTGGTACAGGTGGAACTGACTACGTTGCTGACGAAGAAATCACTCAAGCACTTGGTGCAGGTGGAACTGCTAAAGGTACTGTAGTTTCTTGGACACTTGATTCTGGTTCAACAACTTCTGGTGTTCTTAAGTATATCCAGTCTCCTGATCTTCATGCTGATGGCGGTGTTGTAAGAGCATTTGAAGATGGTGCTGCTATTACTGGTGGTGCATCACTTGCTGCTGGTACTGTAGATGCTACTGCTACCGCTCAAACTCTTCTTGGTGTTCCATTCACCAATGGTTTCGGTTTCCCTGAGATCGAACCCAACTCTGGCGACATCATCTATGTTGAGAACAGAAGACTCATCACCCGCGCAGCTGACCAAATCGAAGACATCAAGTTAGTAATTGAGTTCTGATCTCCTAAATAACGTTAGGAAATTAGAACGTTAGTAATACACAATGCCTCAGAATACTAACTTAAACGCATCGCCTTACTTTGAAGACTTTGATCCTCAGAAAAATTTCTATAAGGTCTTATTTAGACCAGGGTATGCAGTTCAGGCAAGAGAGTTAACTACTCTCCAGTCTGTTCTGCAAACCCAATTAGAGAATTTCGGTAGGAACGTCTTCAAGCAAGGCGATCTTGTTGTGCCTGGAGAAGTAGGTCTCAACACAAGACTTAACTATGTCAAGTTGTCATCCGTATCTGAGGTAGCGGTATCTGACGACGATGGTAACATTACTTATCAAAAATATGATATCAAGACATTAATTGGTCTTAAGGTTTCTGGTATTTCATCTGGGGTTATTGCAAGCGTTATTGCAGCTGAGTATGGATCTGACACTGAGTCTGATACTATCTACGTAAACTACTTAGATAGTGGTTCATCTGGAGACGAAGAGCGATTCCGTCAGGGCGAAACATTGGAGGTTGTAGGGGGCGTCAACTCTCCTCTGTTAGTCGTAGGTACTGATGGTGTTTCTCTTCCTACTTCTATTGCTGTAACTGATCCTGATACTAATACCCAAGCATTCTTAGATAGTCCTGCTATGGGATATGCTTCTGCTGTTAAAGTAGAAGAAGGCATTTACTTTGTAAATGGATATTTTGTAAGAAACTCCGAGCAGCTGCTCGTCATCAACAAATACTATGATCTACCATCTGCAAAGGTTGGATTTAAAATTTCAGAAAGTCTGGTAACACCAGAGCAAGATGCATCTTTATATGACAATGCAAGAGGTTTTTCTAACTTCTCTGCACCTGGAGCACATCGACTAAAGATTGATCTTGAATTAGTAAGATATGATTATTTTGCTTTAACTGATAGAAATTTCATTCAGTTGCTTCTTGTTAGGAATGGAGTCATTCAAAAGCAACTCAAAGCAAATGATTTCTCTCTGGTTGAAGCAGCACTTGCCAAAAAGACTTTTGATGAGTCTGGTGATTATGTTGTAGAACCTTTCCCTCTGCAGGTTAGAGAGTATTACCAACAGAACGACAACCTTGGTTTCTACGCAAAGGATGGTGATGGTCTTGTCAATGGTTTAGTAGAATCTGCTGCAGAAGCAAAACTACTCGGAACCATTGGTGCTGGCAAAGCATATATTAAAGGTTACGAAGTTAAGAATAAAGAAACTAAGTATCTCGAAATTGATAAAGCAAGAGATACTTTAAAGAGAGAAAATCAAACACTCAAGACAGCAGGTCTTTCGTCATTTTTTGTTACTAATGTTTATGGAACTGTACCTCTAAATGCAGAAGGATCTGAGTTAACTGCTTATCCAACTATTTACTTAAACTCTGTATTCAATGATGGTTCTGTAGGACTTAATGGCACAGAGCTCTCTACTGATGCAAAGCAAACTCTTTCAAGAAGAAGTCTTGGTTTTAATGTTGCTGATGGCATTAAAACTATCTACGTAACATTAACTGATACCGATTTTACATACGGAAACTTTGGAGATGGATTTGAAAGTTTAATTCCAAAGTTATGGTTCATTAAAACACGATCAGATGCTGGTTCAGTGAATGATTATTCGTCTGTAGACGTTTTAGCAGTTTCTCGTGTAAAGCGTCCTGAAATTGATGGTTCAGGTGTTATTGACTTTTTAGAGATTACAGTAAAAGGAAACCGTGGTGAGTTAGACGTTTTCCTGACAAACTACGATTTGACAGATTCTCAAAGCACTCGTAGTTTGTTTATCAATGAGTCTAATGTTCAAAACAATGTAGATCCTTTGTTTAGAATTGATGACTACAACGAAAGCATTACTCCTATTGTTGGTCTTGCAAAACCAAAAAACATTGCTCTGAAAGAAATTAGTTCTGGATTCAATAAAGACACAGACAAAGTTGTTTCCAAAGGTAAGTTAGCATCTGGATTGGAGCAATACAACTCTGTATTTGACCTATCATATTTTGCTCCAGAATTCTTTACCAGACTTATTCTGCAAGATGATTTGATTGGGTCTACATGGACTTCTGGTAAGTATATCTATGGTTCTACCAGCAAAGCAGTTGCTGTCATTGAAGGTGGCACTCAATCAACTTATTCATCTATCAACAAATTATTTGTTGTCATGGTGTCGGGTGAGTTCCTGCCAGGAGAAACAATTATTGGAGAAGATGGTTCTACTGTAAAGATTGCTATTAATGACACTATTTCTCACTTTATTGTAACTAAGAGAGGAGATGCGTATTCTACGTCAACCACTCTTTCATTGGATGGAATTACCTATAATCGCAACCAAATTGATTTAAGTATCACTGGTGGTGGATCTATTACCAGAGCATTTGTTAAAGATAGAAATGCAGTAAGCACTATCTATTCTCAACCACCTGTAGTTGAACTATCTGAAGTTAAGACTAATAACTGTTTAATCACTCCTGTTCTTTTTAGAAATACAGTATATACGTATTCACCTAAGAACATTAAGTCTCTCTATTCTCAATTTGGTTCTGGAAATAGAAATAAGTTTACAGCAGACGTTGAGTTAGAAAAGACCAACTTTATTGATGCTTTCTCTGTCACAGACTTTACGTTCTCTGGAACTAAAGGATACAAGTTCATTGAATGTAATGGATTTAGTGGTGATGCATCAAGACTACTTGCTCAGGGAGATGTAATTCAATTCTCCGATGATGCAGGCAATATTTACAAGTATATTGTTCAGTATGCAACCAGACCAGATGGTGTAAAGAGATCAAGAATTTACCTCGATAGAACTCTTCAAGAGACTGTATCTTCTGCAAGTGTTGTTGTAAACAAACCACTGATTGAAAATCCAAAAGGATCTCTGGTATTCCCAACAGGCGATAAGCAAATCAAAACACTGATCGATTCTTCTGAAGATTCTAAGATCAGATATAACTTCAGAAGAGACTTTATCACTACCGCATCTTCTGGTGCTGGTAATTTGACATTTGCTGCTCAGTTGCCATTTGGTACTCAACGTTTTGCTAAATTCTCACAACAGAATTTCTTAGTTACTGTTATTGATCCTGGAGTTGCTATTCATGGACTCAATGTTGATGGTACTCTTAATTTGTATGGAGGACCACTGAAAGCAGGTGACGTAATTTACGTAGATCCTTCGTATGTTAGCATCAATCAATCTGAAAGCAACCTAACTGCTGGTAGTGTAACTCTAAACTTCCCAGAGAATCATTTTGGAGATATTGATGAAATCAGAACTAAGTTAGAAGATAGAGCAGCAAATCCTGTAACAGGAGATCCTGCATTCACTCTACCTGACATTGATTTCCCAACCCTAAAACTGACTGCAACATTAGAAGTCTCTAAAGCAAAACCAAGACTGAAAACTGCAATCAGAAATAAGAGAATTATTGTACAAGCAAGTGGAACCAACGTTGTTCCTTTCACTGGACAAGAATACGAAGGTGAGACTATTCAAATCAATTCATATGCAGATGTCTTCAAACTGAGATATGTATATGAAGGTTCTATTTCTGCTCCACCAAGCGTAGATGCTGCAGGCGGATTAGTATCTGGAACTGATGTTACTAACAGATATACATTTGACAATGGTCAAAGAGATACCCATTACGATGTTTCCAGAATTGTATTGAAACCTGGACAGACTGCACCTGTAGGTCAGTTAGTTATTGCTTTTGATTATTTCGAGCATTCACAGGGTGACTTCTGTACTATCGATTCATATCTTCATGAAGCAGGTGTGTTAGAAGATGAAATTCCAACTTTCAACTCTGTTGCAAATGGTCTGGTATCACTGAAAGATGTCTTTGACTTCCGAGCAAAAGTTGACAATTCAAATATTGTTCCTGGATACTTAGATAAGTCTTTCCTTGCACAGGATGATTATCTATCATTTAGTGGAACTGGTGGTATTGCATCAAGCACACCAGCAGACGATGCTGACCTATCGTTTACCATTAAGTACAATAAGACTCAGTATCTTGATAGAATTGATGGTGTCTATCTAAACACTAAAGGAGATTTTATTGTAAAGAAAGGCAATGCATCATTGAATCCATCAAGACCTGAGCAAATTAGCGATAGCATTGCTCTGTTCTATCTGTATGTTCCTGCATACACCGATTCTTATAGAGACGTTCGTATTATTCCTGTAGAGAATAAGCGTTACACAATGAAGGACATCGGCAAACTGGATCGTCGTGTTGAAAGACTTGAATACTATACTTCATTAAGTGTTCTTGAACAGCAAGCATTAAACATGCAGATTCAAGATGAAATTGGTCTGGATAGATTTAAGTCTGGTTTCTTTGTTGATAACTTTGAAACTCACAAAGGCGATGTCAAGTCTATTGACCATCTTTGTGCTATCGACACTCAGCAATCAGTTCTCAGACCTCAAGTTAATGAGGAAAGTCTTGATGTCAAAGAAGTCAATACAAGAGATGACCAAAGACAAGTCTCTGGTTATGTAAACAACAATGGTGTATTGACACTTCCGTTTACTAATCAAAAACTTCTTGGCAATGACTTTGCTACAAAGACAATCAATCCAAATCCATTTGTTGTTCTTCAGTATGTTGGAGATCTCAACATCTCCCCAAGAGTAGATTCTTGGTATGACAGATCTATTGCACCATTGGTTACAGATAATAATACCAATCTGTTTGTTCCTTTCCTTGCAAAAGATGATGTAACTACTGCGTTCTCAAGTCTGTATAATTCATTTATTGTTACCTGGACTGGAACCGAAAGAACTTTCTTTAATATCAATTCACTATCTACAACAAATAGTGAGGAAGGAGCATCTGAAGTTGTAGATGCATCTGTAGCAAGTTCTTCTAACATTAGTCCACTCAATAATGAGATTGCTAAGGGTGTTTCTACAAGAGTAAGCAGAGGAAAGTCTGTAGTAAGTTCACTGCAATACTTTGCTCGTAGCATCCCTGTAAAATTTGCTCTACGTAGACTAAAACCAAAAACTGAAGTATTTGTATACTTAGAAGGTAAGAATGTCAATAGATGGGCAGTCCCAGATATCAGATTTACTGGTATTGCAGGAAACTCTTTATCGACATTTAGTTCACCTATTATCACTGATGACAATGGAAACGCAAGTGGTATTATCTTGATTCCTGCAGGATATGCTCCCACACAAAAAACTGAATGGACTGGTGATGTTAATACAGTTTCATATGATGAAGGTTCTGAAGAAGTCAGAATCACTGTAGGAGAAAAGACTCTAAGATTTACTTCAAGTGCTACTAATTCTGATAAGTCTCTTGTAGAAACATTTGCAGAAACTAAGTTCTATGCTACTGGTCTTCTTCCAGAGAATCCTGGAACTATTATTTCTACGAAACCAGCATACTTCAAAGCAAACGAAGGAACTCAGTTAATTTCCAATAATACAGAGCAAGAGCAGAAACCAAACCCACTTGCACAAACCTTCAAGGTAGAAAACTATGAGGGTGGAGTATTTGCTACTGGTCTTGATCTATTCATTTCCAAGAAGAGTGATACTATCCCCATTCGCGTTTATCTGACTGATGTAGATTCTGAGAAACCTGGCAAAAATGTTGTTCCAGGAACAGAAGTTGTTCTTGAACCATATACTTATTTGAAAGCATATGTTTCTGGAACCTTAACTGTATTAGAAGGAGAGAATGTAATCGGCGTTAATTCTAATGCTTCTGGTCCTATTTTAAGAGTCCTTGATAAGAATGGAAACGAAGTTGGAGCATCTGAAGATGGTGAAATTGTTCTAACAAATGAGCAAGTTTACACCATTATCTTAGAAAACAACAATGGCATTGCTTTTGTTCCAAATGAACCACTGACTGTTTCTTCTATTGTTGCCTTTAATAATGCAAATAACACCGAACTTTCTATGCGTATTGCTAAAGACTCTGGTGTTGTATCTGCAATGAAGATTACAAACACTGGTGCAAATTATGCTACCGCAACAATTACTATCGAAAGTCCAAGTCTCCCAGGTGGAAGCAACGCAACAGGAACTGTTCAAGTTTCTGATGGTTTGATTTACAATGCCAACCTAACTCTTGCTGGAAGAGGATACACAGAACCTCCTTCTGTTGTTATTAGAGGAACGGGATTAGGAAATGCTGGTGCTATCATTGATACAGAAATTGAAATCACTGAACCTGCTGTACGTATGGGTGTTGCAGTAGACACTCCTGATGTCATTGCTTCTACAACTCCATCCAAGTTCCATTTTGATTATCCTGTATATTTACAGAATAATACAGAGTATGCTCTGGTCGTTGAAACCGATTCTCAAGATTATGCAATTTGGGCATCTAAACTTGGTGAGACTGAGATTGCAACTAATACAACTGTTACTACAAATCCATCACTGGGATCTGTTTACAAGTCACAGAACACTGGCACATGGGTAGAAGATCTCTTTGAAGATATTAAGTTCACACTGTATCGTGCAGAATTTGATATCTTGAATAATGCAACGATTGATATTACAAACATGCCTCTTGGTTATGAATCAATGACCAAGAATCCTCTGGAAACATATGCATTTGCAAATGCGAATGCAACTTCAACTCTATTCAAGAATAACAATAATATCCTTAAAGTTACTCACAAGAATCATGGACTTGAAGATGGTAGATCATATGTCTTCTTCAAGAACTTAGAGACTACTGCTGGATTTACTCAGGGCACTTTGAACTCTACTCTGTTTAAAGTTTCTAATGCTGGTGTTGATACATTTAATATTTCTGGAATTGGAAGAGCAGCAGATACCATCTTTGGTGGTGGATCGAAGGCATTAATTGCTGCCAATAAAAAGTATGAAAGACTTCTTGCTCAGTTAGCATACATCCAGTCTCCTGGAACTAATATTGATACATCAGTCAAAACAACAAACATCGTTCCTGTTGATTCTGACACCGAAAACTACACTTCGTATTCTGTTTCTAAATTTGAGAGAACTTTCTTAAATGAAGAACAGTTCTTTATTAACCAGAAAGTAGTTTCTTCTGATATCAATACTCTATTAAACAACCTTGATAATAGTTTGGTATACAGACTTGAATTGTCTTCTACAAAATCATACCTCTCACCTGTAATTGATCTGAATACTTCATCTATTAAAATCTCTACAAATAGAATCGAGAAATCATCTGGTCAGGAAGAGAGATTCGGAAAGAGATATCAGTTGATTGAATTCTATCCAGTATACAGACTAACTGTCGAAGGTAACATAGACGCAAACGGCGACTCTGTATCTATTCAAATTGGTCAAACTGTAGAAGGAATTGGTAATGATTCTCTTGGAATTGAACCATCAGGAAGCAGAGGAGAAGTTGTAAGATATGATGCTACAAGTAATGCATTGTTCTTGAAGATTACTAACAACAGTGTTCTTAGCGCAAGCGAAAAACTGTTCTTCTCAGTACAATCTCAAGAAGGAAGTAACTTTGGTCCTACACAAGTAGTCGATCCTGTATCTGGCGAAACTGTAACTTCTTATCCATACGAAGTAAATGTTAGTGCTGCTGGACTCAATAGACAATTCCCAGATTTTGACTTTGATCAGTTGGTAACTGCTATTAACCCATCAAATACTACACAGAACTATGATAACTTGATTTCTGGAACTGTAGTTACGTGGGATGTTCCTACACAAACACTAACACTTGAAAATGACAAACAACCAATCAACTCTAATTATACAAGCGATGCTGAAAGCGGAGTGTTTGTAAGAGCACAAACAACCTCCGAACAACTTGCAGATATTCTTAGGGTTGGTGATTTGGTTTCATGGTCAAATCTTGACACTGGAAATGAGTTGTTCTATGAAGTCAAGTCTATGACTTTCTCGGATGGTGTTGACTTTGTTCCTGAAAATGGATCTAAAGACAGTTCTTCTGTTGCTAAGTATGTAACCAAAGAAATCAGTCTTAACAATCAAGCATCTGCAATTGATGTAATCATCACTGCCAATGTAACTAATAGTGAAGATATTAGACTTGCATATAAGACAAAAACTACATCTGTTCAGAAAGCATTCGAGAACCTTGATTGGAAACTATTCAATGGAACAGGTTATTCTAACAAGATGAGTCTTGCAACTGCACAGAACACTATTTCTGCACAGAAAGAAGAGCAATCTTCTTACCAAGAGTTTAGATATAGTGTTGACAATCTTGATGAATTTACTTCCTTTGGAATCAAGATTAGTATGCAGTCTGATAATCCTTCATATGTTCCCAAGATCCAAGACATTAGAATTGTTGCATCAGCATGATAAAAGTTCAGGGTTATGAAAATTTATATAGAGACCCTCAGACTGGGGCAATTGTAAACAAACAGTTGCCCCCTAAAAAGTCTGCGTCGCAAACAATATCAGCAATGAGGAGTGACATAAATACATTGAAGGAAGAACTATCTGACATCAAGCAACTTTTAGCAGAGATCGTAAGAAATGCCAGCAATTAACGTCGCTAAATCAGACACCTTTGAAACTCAAAGGCAGAAAATTAACCAGATTGGGTCGCAGATTTTTAACATTTCTGCTGGTGGTAGTGATCTATCTACTGGTAATTTAAAGTTAGGAGATGGTACTGTTGGAAACCCATCTCTATCTTTTGTTAATGATGCAAAACTTGGAATATACAAATCTGGAGCAGGAAGCATTGGATTTGTTAGTTCCGATAAAAAAATTCTTGATTTTGAACCATCTTCTGTAATTTCATATCAAGATCTTATTGTAAGAAGAAGTAGTCTTATTAGTTCTGGGTTAAATGTCACAGATCCTGGATCTGGATACGACGAGGGCAATTTTCTAAATGTACGTGTTACTGGTGGTACAGGACAAAGTGCTTTAGCTACAGTAAGTGTTGTTGGATTTAGTGGAACTGTTACCTCAGTTGGAGAAAACTATACTGAAGGATCTTGGTCTGCTACTTTGGATGGAGGATCAGGGACTGGTTCTGTAATGGTATTTACAGTTCCAGGTATTGTAGGTGATATTACTAATGCGGGTTCTGGTTATAACTCTGGAACTTACGTTAATGTGCCGTTCACATCAGTAAGTGGTTCTGGATCAAACGGTAGAGCAATTGTTACGGTTTCAGGATCTCCAACATTATCAGCAAACGTTACTAATGCTGGAAGTGGTCTTACAGACGGAGACTATATCTCTACTTCATTGCTTAATGTACCAACAACTACATTTACTGTAGCTACAACTGCTAACCCAAATACACCACCACCAGATAACATTTTTACTATCGATGGATCTAACAATCCTACATTAAATTTAGTTGAAGGTAATACATATCATTTTCTAATTGGAGATGCTACTCTTGATGGTCATGTCTTTGAGTTTGCTGATGCAAATGGTGGTGCTTTAAATAATAATGTTTTTGTAGTTACAAAATACGGAATTGAAGGTACATCTAATTCTCTCATTGAATTAGTTGTAAAACCAAATGCTACTTATTATGGTACTCAAATTCAATATTATTGTGCTAATCATGATAATATGGGTAACACCATTACTGTTGGCACTGGATCGTCTGGAAATTATGGATCTGGAGCAACTGCTACTATTACTGTAGGAGATGGAAATACTATTACTGGAGAGATTTTTTCCATCACTATGGATGCTGCTGGAAATGATTACTTCGTTAATGACAATCTTACTGTTTTTGGTCCTATTCTATTTGCTACCACTGCAACAACAGGTAATATTCAAATAAGTGCCGCTACGTATAACGGTACAGTAACTTCAGTTCTTGCCCTTGTTTCTGGATCTGATTATGATGATGGAGATGTTCTTTCTGTATCACAATCAGATTTAGGTGGATTTGGTAGTGGATTTGAATATACTCTAAATGTCGATCCTGGATCTGTCTCGGATATTACATTTTCCAGTTATGGTTCTGGATATTCCAGTTCAGATGTGCTGTCTTTACCTCCAGAACAAACAGGAGCAGCAACTATTGCAAATGATGATGGAGCTTTAATAACTACAGTTCCTACATTGTCTACATTAAATGTAGCAAATGGTTATCTTGTAAGTGGTAATCTTATTCCTCCTGGAACTACTCTTGATGGATTTGATCCAGTAACTGGAGTTATTGGTTTATCGGAAACTCCAACTTCATCAGGAAGCACTACTCTAACATTCACTCCACCATGGGGATATAATACTGGAGCTAATGCTTGGTCATATACAGTAAATGATACTGGTGTAGTAAGTACAGTAACTATTACTGAGGGTGGAGTAGGATATTCTTTAGAAGATACAATTTCTTTATCACCTGTAGAACTTACTAATCCAATTACTGCATTAGTAACCGCAGGAGATATTCAAGAGTTAACTTTCAGTCCCGCTGTTTCTTCTGCATCAATTTCTGTTGGAGATTCTATTAAAATTCCAGACGGAAGTATTGAAGGAGTTGATCCTACAACTACAACTGTTACTACAACCAGTGGAGAATTTGTTGAGGTGTCTCAAAGCTCAACATCTGGATCTGGAACAGGAGCAACATTTACTGTAACAAGAGGGGATGGTGCTGAAACTGGAGATTTAGGAGCAGTAGTACAAATTGATATTATTTCTGCGGGAGTTGGATATGCTGCTGATGATACGATAACTCTTTCTGGAAGTCAAGTTGGAGGATCTACACCTGCTGATAATATCGTCCTTACTGTTACTGGATCTTCTACAAATCCCGAAGCAGTTGTTCATAGTGTATCCTCTAATGGAGGATTTATTACGTCTATTTTAGCAGATGGAATTGGACTTGTTGCAACAAATGAAGTCGCAATTACTGGCACATCTTCTCCAGTATTCACTATCGGAACTGCAAGTACAGCTACTAAAAGATTTTTTATTGATGGCGTATTGCAAGATTCGTTGACACTATATGCTGGAAATACTTATAATTTTGATTACTCATCTCCAACAGTTATTGAAAACGACATTTTATTTAAATTAAGTGAAGTAGAAGATGGTTCTTTTTACGTCGTAGAAAATCTTACATCTACTTTAACTTTAGGAAGTACAGCATTTTCTGTGTCTGATACTTCTTCATTGTTTATAGGAATGTCTGTTTCAGCAGTTTTTGGTGAAGGAGCATTTCCTGCAGGTACTACAATTACTGCTATAAATGGCAATGATCTTACAGCAAGCTCTCCAGCGTCTGTTGGTGGAAGTGCTACTTTGTTGTTTAGTGGTTCAGAATATACAGAAGGAGTTTCTGTTGTCAATAATATTTTATCAATTACTATTAATGAAAATACTCCCAATCTATTTTATTATTCAACTTCCGCAGCAAATGCTGGTGGATCATTAACTATTGATTTAAATAATCCAAAAACTTTTGGTAGTGGATTTTCTGCTCAGGTAACCGCTTTAGATTTGGAAGATGTATTTACAGCAGGTGTTAGTGATGGCAATTTAAATGTATCAACCCTGGAAGTTTCTGCAAGTGCAACGATCAATGCTGGAACATTTACCACATCCGTATCTTCACCAGCTGCATCTATTACTACTTTAACAGCAACAAATATTGAGAATGCAACTGGACCGATTACTGTTACTACTTCAACCACAAATTTTGTTTCTGACGTTGCTATCGGAACTTTAATTTCAGCAGAGCAATCTACTGGAAACATTCAAACTGCTGGTGAATTAAAAACTACATCATCTTTAAATATTAATGATTTACTCTTTATTGAAAACAATCAGATTAAATCAACTCCTGGTACAAGTATTGAAATTAAACCAGGATCTACCAGTGATGTCACAGTTGTAAAATCAGAAACTGCTCTTGCCATTCCAGCAGGAACAGAAGCACAAAAACCATCACTCGCTAAGAATGGATACATTCGTTTTAATACTGATATCAACCAATACGAAGGATTTAGTGAAGCTAATGCTTCTTGGTCGTCATTAGGAGGAGTTCGAGATCTTGATGGTAATACCACTATTCTTGCTGAAGAAACTGTAGGAGCAAATGATAATACTCTCTGGTTTATCAATGATAATACTAACACTTTAAAAGTAAGTCCACAATACTTAGAGTTTGTCAATTTAAAGAAAGTTAGATCTATTAACGTATCTGCTCCTACCTATATTAATTGGGCAGCAAATTCTCCTGTAACTGCTGGACAGTATTTAAAGTACAGAAATAATATTTACGAAGTTGTTAGTGGAGGATCAACAGGAACTTCTGGTTCTGAACCAACAGATGTTACTGGAGATAATTTTACTAACGGATCTGCTACACTTAGATATTTTACAACAGCAGTAGCACCATTAACTTTTGAAGAAGTTTCAGAAGTACGAATTGATCCTCTTGGATTCACGGATTTGGTGGTAAATGGAGAACTTCGTTTCTCGAATAACGAAATTTCTTCTACTGTAAATGACATCATTATTAAACCAACTGGAACCCAAAAAGTAGTAGTTCAAGGAACATCTTCTTTAGTTGTCCCAGTAGGTGACAATAACTCAAAAGGAAATCCTGCTCAAGGTTCTATCAGATATAGCACAACCGATTCTCAGTTTGAAGGATTTAATGGTACTCAATGGGGCGGACTTGGCGGCGTAAAAGACGTTGATCAAGATACAAAAATCGATGCTGAAACTGCTCCTGGTAATGATGAAGATATTTTATACTTCTTCAATGCTGGAAATAATACTTTAAGATTGACAACTAATAAATTACTGTTTGATTCTATTGATACTATAGAATCTGCTGGTACTGGCAATTTAAATATTGAAGCGTCTTTAGTCACGTTTAATAATTTAGAAACTTCTATTGATAATAGTAATTCCACTATTACAAAAATTACAACCACTAAAGATAATTTAGATTTTGGTCTTTCTACAGGTATTAATAATGATCATCTTTTAAGATTAAATGATACTGGAGAAGTAATTTATAACTTAGGATTTAGCACTGGTACACCAAACAATCTGACTATACTAAATAACACCTTAACTAATTTTGAACTTGTTCACTCAAGAATCAATACGTTCAAATTAGATTTAGAAAGAGGAACTATTAACTCTGCAAATGCTATTGTTTACAATCCATCTACAGAAGCATCTGGTAAAGTAGTAGTAACTGCTCATAATACAACTACTGGAGATAAAGAAGTTGTTGAATTTTTGGTTGTTGATAAAGGATCTGATATTTTCTATACAGACTTTAATAATTTAAAGACTGGAGCAAGACTAATTTCTACAGTATTTGATTTTGATCCTTCTAATAGAGTTAGACTTACCGTTAATTTGGATACAAATTTATCTGTAGGCGATACTGTCCAAATTACTATTGTAAATAGTATCACCAAGAGGTAAAATAAATGGCAGAGCAACTAAAAACATTTGATTCTTTAGGAGGGTTTTCTGTTGGAAATTCTACTGTAGTTACGGAAACTAATGATCTCGTTAATGTTAATACGCTTCAAGTAAAAAATAGTGATTTTAGTGACGCTACTTCAACCAATTATATTCTGAGAGGAAGCACCACCACAACGCTTGCTTTAGATAACATTGGAACTCTAATCACAATTCCATCAAGCACAGTTAATTTTATTACAGCACATATTATTGGAGTTAATAGTACAGGTCTCGGACATTTTTCTAAAAAAATTGAGTCTGTTGTTCAGGTAGGAGCAACTGGTTCTGTACAAGAGTTATCCAATTTAACCACTATTATTAAAGACAGTATTCCTGCAGGTGAGACATGGACAGCAGAATTATTTGACACAGGTGCTGCTAACAGATTTAGTTATTCTGTTAGTAAATCTGGAGGCGCTCCAGGACAGACAGTTAAGTGGGTTGCATATGTTCAAGTCGTAAGTATTGACTGGACTTAATGCTAAATAGAAAGGAGAATAAAACTATCGGCAGAGGCTGGACGGTAACATGAGTTTTCAGTTAAATTCTGACAGAGAGCAACTAAGAGGCGTTGATTCTACTATTATCGGTAGCGGTTCGGTAAGAATTAGAGCTGGTTCTGGTACAGAAGAAAGAGAAATCTTCCAAGCAAAAATTGATGTAGACTCTAATCTACCCAGAGTAGGTATTAACAGAACTGGAAGGCGTATTGATTCTATCAAAGTTTTAACTCCTGGTATTGGATATACCACAAATCCAAGTGTCAATATTAGTCCTCCCACATTAACAGGTGGTATACAAGCTACTGCTTCTGCAGAAACTGATTCTTTTGGTAGAATTACTTCTATTGGTATTGATAATCCTGGCGATGGTTATGCATCTCCTCCAAGCATAACAATCGAAGGTGGTGGCGGTAGTGGTGGTACTGCTGAATCAGCACTTGATACTATTGAATTTGAACTTGATGTTAATGGTGCTATCAGAACATCCACCTCTATTATTTCTGATACAGCAAACATTCTAAATCTTGACATTAATAATCTGGTTACTCCAGACATTAAAGTTCGTGCTGTCGATTTAAAAACTTGGGCAAATGGAACTGGAACACAGTTCCCCACTAACACTAAAATTGATAAAGATCAATATTATTTTAATGGAACCAATATTTATCAAGCACTGAATAGTGGTGTTACATCCAATTTGCCACCTTTCCATACCGATGGAACTGAGTTGAACGGCGAAGTCCGTATGAAGCATATTGGTTATAGGGTCAATTCACCAAGTCTTCCTTTTTATGGAGAAAGTGGTGAGTCTGGCGTATTCCCAAGATCAATCACTCCTTTACTTGGAGATAGATCTGATAAAGTTGCTACCACAGAATATGTTCTGAACCTCGCAACAAATGACGTTGGTGGTCGTATCTATGTTTCTGAACAGATTGGTGACAACACCAACGATGGTCGTTCACCAGTTAACCCAGTTAGAACAATTAAAAAAGCATGTCAGTTGGCATGGCAGACTCCTGGTGTTAAAGAATCTATTATTATTGCTGGTGGCGAATACTTAGAAGATAACCCAATTTCGATTCCGCCAGATGCTTCTATTGTTGGTGATAACCTTCGTCTGGTTATTATTCGTCCAAACAATACTGGAAAACACATTTTCAAGTTTGGTGATAAGAACTATGTTATTGGCGTAACTTATCAAGATAAAGTCAATGCTGATGGTGGATCTATTGGTACATGGGACTTTGCTATGGTCTTTGATGACAAGCAAAGATTATCTTATGATATTGCTGCTAATGGAGACTTCGGAACTAACTTCCCAGTAGGTCATCAATTCTTTGGAAATGAATCTTTCTCTGCATTGTTTGATTTTAACCTTGCTGGTTTAAATCAACTGGTTGCAGGTATTGAAATTTTTGGTGTAAACTCCAGAGCAACTGGTGTTATTGGTGGGGTTACTTTTGATATCGATGATCCAGCATCTACAGATGAACAAGGAAATCCTAATGCTTATCAGACAGGTTCTTTAAAAAATATCGTCAGAACTTCTGGTGATACTTTCAATAATGCTGAAACATTCTTCTATGGTGGTTCTGGAACAACCAAGTGGAAACCAGAAAGAGCATATGCATTAGGAGATTTTGTTTGGACCGATGCTGTCCTTGGAGATCAATCTCTAACTGCTTATGTTTATGAAGTAACTACTGCTGGAACTTCTGGTACATCCGCCCCTACGCACAATCAAGGTGTTGATACCAATGGTACGGTTGGATTGACTTATGTTCGTAATGCATATAGTTTCAATGCCAGAGAAGTAAACTCAACCACACCAGAAGGTGAAGTTGTGTTTGAAGGTGATAATCCAAACACTGTTGTTGGACTTCCTATTCCAAGAATTGACTTCACTCTGCAAGGAACATTTACTGATGGTTTCCAGAGTGAAATTTATGGTAATGCTGAAGATTTGGGAGGTATTGTATTCTATACAAACCAACTTGACGGTGCTCTCAATACTCACGACTTCAAGGAAGGTGATGAGGTACTAATTGAAGGTCTGCCACCAGCTATTGACTTCTTAAATGGTAAGCAGAGAATCTATAAGGTCATTGAAGATGCTGATGGTCGTGCAAGAAGATTTGTTATTCCCAAGAAGTATGCTCCATATGCAACTGACCCAGGAGATGGATCATATGAAGATTACGATCCTGCTGATTATGGCGCAGTAGCATCTGTAAAGACATACACAAGATCTGTTACTTTATCACTACTCAACTCTCCTAACAAGTTCCCTCTTGCTCAACCATTAGCAAGAAGATATCAGGATGCTTGTTTACAGATCAGAAATAACATTGAGTTTATTGCTGATGAAGTTGTAGGTAGAATCAACGATCAATTTAAGCAAGAATATTTCTTCCCATATGACATTGGTGCTGGTGGAGGAAATGACTTCAAGATCTATCTCGGAACTTCAAGATTTGCTCACACTTATGTCAGTGGTGGTACAGTAACGTTTGGTATTAATACGTATAATGTTACTGGATTTGATTACGATTATGATACTACAGGCGAAGCAACTATTACAATCGATGCGTCTCCTGTTTTTAGTGAAGATGATACCATTCAACTCGCTGGTATGGTCGTACAATGCACCATCGATGGTGTTGTAACGGAGAAGACCTATCCAAGTTTTAACATCCCTGTAAGCGATTCTAAATGCCGTAGAGACGTTGGTCACTTCCTTAATGCTCTAATCCAAGACTTAGAATTTGGAAGCAACTACAACATTATTAATGCTGCTAAGAGATACATTGATGCTGGTCAAATTGAATATGTTGACTATGAAATTACTCAAACTGTAAGAGCTATTGAGTATGCCAGAGAGTTAGCAACGTATGCTATGAGAAAATGGCGTACTGGCAATGGAACTCCCGCAGATCCAGTATACGTCGAACAATACACAACATTAACCAAGTATATTGATGATACGGTTATTGATGATACCGCATCTCCTGCTTGTGCTAACGTAGCTGCAGCAATTGATACTCTATCATATCTGTTTGTAGATGTTCTTGCTAATGATGCGTCTGGAACTTACCTTGATGCTGCTTATTTGATCTCAAGAAACAGACATCATATTGCAGACGAAGCATACAATAAAGCAGTAGTTAGATATCCTTCTCTTGCTCTCAACAACATTGATGAACGCAAGTGCCGTAGAGATATTAATTATATTCTGAGTGGTGTACTTAGAGATTTAGTTTTAGGTGGAAACTATGGTGCTGTAAACGCAGCTGAGTTGTATTATTCGGGAACTTCCTTAACTGGTGTTCCAGCGTCAGAACTTGGTGCTACCAGATATGCTTTCCAGAAAGTAAGAGATTTGTCTATCCAGGCAATGAGGAACTGGAAGACGGCAACTGGAACTGCTGTAACTGCTGACTATACAATCATCCCTCAGTTTACTGACACTACGATTTTAGTTGATGCTAATGGCACCCCCACGGCACAACTGACTCCAACTGATGCTACTTACGATCCTGCTACTGGCGATTTCGTAATGACATTTGCTGCTCCTCATGGAGTAACAACAAACGAATCAATCAGACTTGAAATTGAATCGTTTGTGTTCACATGTGCTATGGACAACTACAGGTCCGAGCATTATCTACCAGAATCTGATCAACCAGCTGCTACACAACTTTTACCAATTACTTCTGTAACTACTAATACTATTACCGTTAATGTAGGTGCTTCTGGTTCTGATCAGTCATGGACGCCAACTGCTGCTACATACGATCCTGCTACAGGTGATTTTGTAATTACACTTGGTGAAGGTCATGGATTGACTTCGGGAGAAGGAATTGTTCTTGCTGATAACAGCTTCACCTTCACCTGCAATATGGATGATAATGATGCTCAGAAGACATATCCACGTCCTGGCATTGATCCTTTTGCTGGTAGATCACTGAAGATCAAATCAGCTACAGAAGACACTATTACAGTTAACGTAGGTGCTTCTGGTCCTAACAAGTATTTCACACCAACTGCTGCTACATATGATCCTACTACGGGTGACATGACAGTCACTGTAGGTCAGCATGGTCTTGGTGTTGGTCGTGGTGTTGTTCTTGAGGACAACTCATTTACCTTTACTTGTCTAACTGATCCTAATGATCCTAAGACATATCCACGTCCTGGACAGGATCCATTTGCTGGTAAGTCAATTGCTATCACATCTGTTGGAAATACAACTCACACTCCATCAAGTGCTTCATACAATCCAGAAGGAGGAACACTATCCATTACCCTAAATGGTCATGGATTCAGTCAGGGTGATTACATCAAGATTGATGATAATGCTATCACCTTCACATGTGATTTAGATGGTAATGCTACACAGCATACATATCCACGCTCTTATGAGTATGCAAGCGGTAGATGGTTTGCTATCGATGTAGTTGACGCTAATACTATTGCCATTAGCGGTTTACCAATTCCAAGAGATCAATCTACACATACATTTGTATCATTTGCTCCTAATGCTTTACAGCGTCAAGATGGTACATTCACTATTAATGTTGGATCTTCTTCTGATACTTCAGCACACACATTTGTAAGTGCTACTGCTAATGCGATTAAGCACGAACCACAAACTGCTCACGCATTTGTATCTGCCACGACAGGAGCAGTTCAGCACCTCCCACAATCAACACATCAATTTGAGCGTGTTACTGGAACCAATGTAGTTGCTGCTTATCCTTCTGGTGGTAGTGCTCCTTGCGCGAACGTAGAGCAAACTCTTACTACATCATTTGGATTAATTGATGGCATTCTTGAGTTTGCTGAAGATCCTTCAAGTCCAACAGCAGTTCAACCAGGAACTACAACCAGAACGACTGGAACTTTATTTGAAACTGGTTCTATTATCAATTATCCTGATAATGTTCTTAGAGATGCCAGTGGAAATACTGTAACTATTCGTGGTATCTACGATGATCTACCTATCATCTCAGCATCTCCATATACACAGAACTCTTCTATCATTTCTAAGATTGGTGGTAGTGGTGCTCTGATCGATGGTTCTAAAGTTAAGCAACCTAACTGTCCATTCCCTGGTCTTACAGAAGGTAAGGCAACATTCCCGAACCAGGGTAAGTCGATGGTTGCTGCGGCATTCACGATTGTTTCCGAGAAGAATGGTATTGGTTATAAGATTATTGAAGATGGTTATGTTCAGTTGGTTTCTGTCTTCTGTATCTTTACTGTAGATGGTATTCTTGCTGAGTCTGGTGGTTATGCATCTGTTACCAACTCAGCATCTAACTTTGGTACATATGCTCTGAGAGCAAGAGGTTACAGAAGAGAACCATATTCATTTGACGCAGGTTATGAGTCCACTTTAGGTTATCAAAGAGCATACATTGATGCTGTAAGTGAAGCTGTTAGTGGTCTGACTGTATTCACTGTTGATAATTTAGGAAGAGCTCCACTTGAGCACTATATTGTCAAGGTTGATGGTTATGAAACTGGTGATCCAGATTTAGAATATGCAATTACTGATGTAAAAATTCTTGCAGAAGGTCCTCCTTTCCGTGCAGAAATTACAGTTTCTGATGGATCAGGAGCATCAGAAATCGATTTGAATGATTCTTTAACAGGACTACCTGTAGCACCATCGGTTCTTGATGGTAAGAATATTGCTTTGCATAGACCATCTATCGTTAACTCTTCTTCTCACACGTTTGAATTTGTGGGATCTGGTGTTGACTATGATGCTTTGCCAGAGAACGGTGGTATCAAGATCGGTTCTCAGGAAATGGTATCTGAAGACTATGGTAGAGTCTATGCTTCTGGTACTGATGAACTTGGCGACTTTAAAGTTGGTGACTTCGTTATCATTGAAAACAGAACTGGTAACATTCAGTTCAAAGGTACAGTTTCGATCTCGGAAGTTGACTTCCTGAAACTGAGTGGCGGTGACGTTACTATTACTGGTTTCAGTAAGTTGAACACACTTGGTGGATCGGATGCTGATGATAAGACTCTACCTACTCAGAAAGCAGTTAGAGACTTTATTGTTAACAACCTTGGTCAATACATCGGTAAAGGATTTACCACAAACCAAGTCCCTGGAGCACTGGTCGAACTTACTGATACTGGTTTGATTTCTGAATCACAACTGCCATCCGTAAGTCCTATTGAAGTTTATAGTGTTGCAGATGAGCAAGAAAGATTATCTCTTGAGGGTGTAAGAGCAGGTGACATTGCTGTCGAAGATGGCGAAGCATATATCCTCAATACTGATACAGATTCGCTATTCTTGGGTATTGCTGTAGATACTTCTCTGCAGTTTACTGTTAATGACATCTTCACTGGTAGTGGTTCTGGTGGTAAGATTCAACTAACAGAATACAGACCTGGAGTTGTCAGTAAAATTGTTATTCCAGAAGGGGGTGGTGGATCAGGTTATTCTACATCAAACCCTCCAACAGTTGTAATTACAGATACTGGCACTTCGCTTGGTCACGTTGCTGCAGCTGCTGTAGCAGTTGTTGCTGGCGGAGAAGTTGTTGCCATTAACATTGTTGAATCATCTGGTTATAAGGGTGGTGTTGGATATAATTCTGTACCAACTATTTCGTTTACCAATACTTCTGGTGGATCTGGAGCAACAGCAACTGCACAGATTGAAAGCAGACTATATGGAGATATTGTAAACAGTATTAAGATTGTCAATACAGATACAATCGAATCCAGTGATGTTCCTTCTGAAACCGTAGACGTTGTTAGAGTTGTCAATACTTCTGCATTTGATGATGCTAACTGGGTGTCTTTGAATACTGGAACAATTTCTGCAGGATCCATCGTTGATGGTCCAATTCCTACAGACATTCTATCCGATAATTCATCAGAAGCAAACTCAGATTCATTCCTTGCTGGTGATTCTTCTTACAAAAAAGTTGTAAAATCACTTAGAAAAGTAGAGAATAGATATTTCCTGACAACTGCACAAGATGCTTCTTCTGATACTATTCTATTTGAGGTCAACTCAACAAATAATACTGATGCTCTTATTGTCGGTCATAGTTTAGCAAGCGCTACTGGAGTTCAAGCAGGAACAACAATCGATCAAGTTAATTCTATTGTTGTTGGAACTACAAACTATGTCAGAATTACTTTAAGTGATGGATTAACATCTACAATTCCTGCTGGAACTATTTTAGAATTCAATAGACCAGAAGCTCCTGTCATTATTGAGTCTTTACTTACTACTGTTGGATCCCTTTCTGAGATTTTAATTGAAGATGGTGGATCTGGATTCAATGATGGCGATCCTGGAACTCGTGTCTTTAATAACATTCTTGTTAGTGGAGGCACGCAAGGAAATGGTGCTAAAGATGCATTAATGGATCTCACTGTTGTTGGTGGTGTTGTTACTTTAGCAAAAGTTGTTAATCCTGGTGCAGCATTCCAAGGCGACTTCCAAGTTCTACCTCCATCTGAAATTGGAACTGCTGGCAGTGGACTAATTTTAAGAGCTAAAGTAACCACTGAAGATAAACTGGAAGGAGACATCACAATTGATGTCCAGAGAGCAACATCAGATACTCTAAGCAGTGATGAGTTTGGTACAGTTGGTGTTTCCAGATACAAAAAGTCTCAGTTTATTCTTGGAGATAATGGATCTGTTCAACTTAATGTTGGTATTGATTCTGGTCTTGATGCTGACCTTCTTGATGGTAAGCAAGGTTCTTACTATAGAGATGCAGATAACATTAATGCTGGCAGACTAAAACCAGCATACCTCTCTGGAGAATATACTATTGATATTACTGGAGAGTCTGGTAACACAGTTACACTATCATCACAAACTGGTTCTTTAACTACCGATTTACTGCCATTTGATATTAGAGCTGGTGCTACTGTAGCGGTTAGACAAAACTCTACTAACCAATTACTTGATCCCCCAACAAAAGATATTCTTGATCCTCAGACTGGTCAAACAGTAACTCAAAGCACTGCTTCTGACTATAACACTGTTCTTTCTATTAGAGGTGGTGGTACTAGTACTACCAACCAATATGGTGGTGTTCTTCAGTTAGGTTTCACTGATGGAAACAACGTATATGTTAGAGGTAGTAATGGTTCTGTTACATCCAACCAAAACTGGACTTCATGGGGCAAAATTTGGTCTTCTCGAAATGACTACAATACAGACCCAGCAAACTCTTCAGAAATTGCAGGACCCAATGCTTATCGTTTGAGAAGCAGAACTGGTAAGTGGTATCAAAATGCTAATACATTTATCTACGGAGATCTTGCTGATAGAAGACTACCAACATATCAAACTAAGAAAGACTTCAATCAAAGACTAAGAGTTCTTGAGGGTGTTGGTACTGGTATTAAGTATGACATTTACATTTCAGAAGTAACTGCTGCTACTATTGCTGCATTTGACAATGCACCATTTACTGACAACCCACCAATTGTAAAAATTCTTGATGCTCTTGGAAATGACCCTGGTCAAATTAGAGTAACTAACATTACCGTATACAATATTGATGGTGATGTTGTTGATACTACTCAAACAGGTAATATTGATGACTATTCTGCTTTATATGCTATTGTCACTGGTTCTCTTGAAACTGGTGGAAACTTTGAATCCGTTGACGCAAATGGTGATGTCTTAAAGGGCGTAGAACTTGGCGACGACACTGTTCAAATTCCATTTAGTGATTATTCAATTTCTGCTTATGATGGAAATGCTGATGACATGCCAGACGGTAACATTGAAGTTATTCGTTTAGAGAGTAATGCTGGCGAATCCCTGATGGTGATGGGAAGAAGTGACGGGCAATCTGGAAGTGATACCACTCCACAAATTTGGTTCAGATCTTCCGATAATCCTCCACCAGACCCAACCAATTGGTACAACTCTGGATTTAAAGCAAGTGGTGGTGGTTCTAATGTTGGTAGTGGTAACCTTGACGTTCTTGTTGCATCTCCTGATGCATTCACTATTGGTCAGAACAAAATTTGGAACGAGGGTAACACATTAATTACAGTATCTGCAACTGGTTCAACATATACCACAACAGGAGGAGTTTCTGACTTTAATGTCAATACTCCTGATCTGAATGTATCTGTTCGTAGTCTCGTAATGCGAGATGAAAATGGAGACTTTGATGCTCGTGTAATTACAGCAAATCTAACTGGTCTTGCTTCTGATAACTTACCACTTGCTGGTGGAACACTAACTGGTCCTTTGGATATTGGTGATAGTAATTCTGATCAATCATTGGATGTTTTTGGTGCTACTACACTATATGGCAATCTTAGTGTTATTGATAATGGTCAGTTTGTAGTAGGAACAAATACTTTAGCTGTTGATCCTACAGATGGTGTTGGTATCGGAACAATTCCATCTGTCAGACTTGATGTTTTCCAGTATACAAATACTGGATCAAGTGATGGCACAACAATGCTACGTCTTACCAATAATGTTGGTACGGATGGAACAGATGGAAACATTACTCCAATCAATGGTCAAAAGACTTTCATTGACTTTGCTTTTGAAGATGCTGGCGAGAATTTTACTCCACAGGTAAGAATTGGTGCTCAGGTTGGTAATACAGATCCAAGTGGTGCTGGTTTTACTGGTATTGAATCTGAAGGTTGTGGATCCTTCGTTGTTTACACTGCTGTGGGATCTGGTAACACTGGATCTGGCACTCTAAGTGAGAAATTTAGAGTTGGTCCAACTGGTAACGTTGGTATTAACAACACAGATCCTCAATATAAATTAGACGTTACTGGTACTATTTTTGCTGAGACTACAATTACTGCTAAGGATTCAATGAGCATTGGTCTTGCTGATTCCAATAATGGATCCGCAATGCTATTCCTTGGTGCTACTGGTGGAGAAATTGGTAGCACAGGAAACTATCTTAGCAACTTTAGAGTTGGTAACCAACTATCTTCTGATGATGTATTTGAGATCACTGCTGGTGATCATAGTAATTCTAATAACGATTGGAAATCAACTCCTGCTCTTGCTATTCAAGGTACTAATAATAGAGTTGCTATTAACTCTTCGGTATTTGGTGGCACAGATCCTGAGGAAGAAGACGAAGATGGAAACCCAATTGAAAGAGTCTATACTCTCAATATTGGTGGAGACATTAACATTAACGGTCTTGTATTCCAAAACAATGCCGAGTTTGTTACCTCAAGATGGACTGAATCTCCCAACGAGATAGATATCTACAGACCAACTAAAGTTGGTATTAATTTCTCCGAAGCGAAAAATCCAGATTATGCTCTTGATGTAGAAGGATCTACCAACATCAATGGTACTACTTACAGACCACCAACTGACCCTCAAGGTCCTTTCACTAGAAATGATAATGTTTACAGAATGAATGGAGAGAGACTCTTCCTTGATACTTACGGAGTTATTAGATGTAATAAATCATCTATTGATGAAAACATCACAATACCTGCAAATACAAATGCTATGTCAGTTGGTCCTTTGGTGCTTGGTACAAATACAGTAATCACTATCTCGGATGGTGCCGCCTGGTCTGTTGTATAAATATAAATATAACGACAAGAACCCTTTTAACTCATGGCAAGTATTATAGAAGTTAGTGAACTCAGGGCTCAGGGGGGAACAACTGCTCTTACCTTGGGCGCTGACGGAACTGTAAATATGCCAACAGGTATGACCATTGGCGGTGAAGATCCATTTGCTCAAGCTGGCATTAAAAGAGGATCCCGTGCCGAAAGAACTACAGAAACTGGTGAGACAGTAAGATATAATACTGATGACGGTCAATTAGAGCACTATTTTGAGAACCAAGCTGGATCACCTTCAAGTGCCCTATGGGTTCCTGTTGGTGGTAGAAAATTGATTGCTTGGGTTGAAAGAAAAGATGCTTGGGGCAGTGTTGATATTGTTTGGGGTCCTGGCACTAGTGCTAACACACCACAATTTTATCACTCATATGAAATTGTACTAAATTTCTATGAGCAAGGTGCTGCTAATGGTGAGTATTACTGTCGTTTTATCAAAGCAGATGGTAATGTAGATACATCTAACAACTATTTCCACATGGGATCTGGTTGGCACGCTAATGATGGTAGACCCAGAGATGCTTCTGGTACTGGTGGTAGATCATACTTCCAGATTACTACATTAAATGGTAGTTATGAATTACAGTCAAACGGTGAAGCGTCTTGGTCTTCGCATGTATGGGTAGGAAATACACCGAATAGTTCTACCGCTAACTATTGGTCATTCTTCTATCATGGTGGTGGTGCTACAGAGCAAAATGGTGGTGCATACTACGGTGGTGGAGTTTGGAGAGGTGCTTCTCAATATAACAGCACTGGATATCCCTTAAGCGGTATTAGAGTTTACAACAACCAAAACATGAGAAGTGTTACTAGTGGTTGCAACTTTGCTTGTGCTGTTTATGCTACTCAACCATCCATTAGGGATTACCCTGAGGCTGGTCCATACATGAATGTTTGATATATTCTACTACTATAAGCTAAAGCAATGAAACAATTAAGAGAAATTTCAAAAGAAGAAAAAATCAATTTCTACTGGAATCAAGGAGACAGACCAGAGAATTATACTCACGTAGAAGGTAATGGTACAGAAAGACCATATACCCGTGAAGAATGGGAAGATATGATTTGGGAACATAGAAGACACCCAGATTTAAATAATGTTGATCTTTCTTACGTGGGTAAGAGAAGAGAGCAGTATCCAGATGAAACTGAGCAAATTGATTCTATCTGGAAAATTTTGTCTCATATGAGAGATAATGGTGTGGATTTAGGACCAGAAGGTTATATGCTCGATGAAATTATGAGTGTCAAGGCAAGTATTCCCAAACCATCTGGATTGTGATATAATATATTTAATTTTATATTTTTATGGATTTATTTGTTACTAAAGTATCTGATTATGTAATTAAAGACATTGATATTATTAGACATGATATTATCAATTATATTTTACATCAAGAATCAGAAAATCCCACTAAGGGACAATATTCTATGAGGGGACCTACTGGGTATCATTCCTCAGATGATCTTTGTTTTTTAGAAGAATCTTGGTCAGAAGATTTAAAACTTCTAATTCACAGAATGTTGACAGAACATGCTGTTTCTGAAGATAGAGCTATTCCTCCCCCAGAATTATGTAGAATTAATTGCTGGGGTATGGTAATGAGACAGGGAGACCATTCCGTTTTCCATAACCACCCATCTTGTTTGTATAGTGGAGTGTTGTATTTGGATGTCCCTGAAAATTTAAACAACGAAGGACAACTTGTTTTTGTAGACCCTCGAACTCAGACCAGAGTTGGTAAGTATTACAATCATCAGGTATATCATAAGATTACTCCAAAAATTGGTCATGCTTTTGTTTTTCCAAACTGGTTAGATCATTACGTAGAACCACATTTTTGTGAGGGTAACCGAATTTCTCTTTCATTTAACCTTGGAAATTTTTGATAAATAATACACACGTAATTTAATGTGATAACTATGGACACTGAACAACTAAAAAAGAATTTTGACGAGCAACTTGCTACCACCGACAAGCAAATTGCTGAATTGGAAGCAAACCTTGCTAAAGCAAGAGAGTATAAACTAAAACTTCAAGGCGGACTGGAAACCCTTGATCTTCTCAACCCTCCAGCAGTAGAAGAAGAACCCGCCGAAGAAGCAGCAGAATAAGTCTAAGTCCCTGCCTGATAAATACAGGTAGGGACTTTTTGTATATAGATGCATGGCTTCACCAGCAACAAAGCAAGAATTAGTTGATTATTGTAAACGTCAACTGGGTGCTCCTGTGCTGCAGATTAATATTGCAGACGAGCAAGCAGATGATATCATTGATCAAGCAATTCAGTATTACCACGAATATCATTTCGATGGTGTGGAGAGGATGTATCTAAAGCACAAGTTCACTGCTGCGGATGTAACCAGATTTGATTCATCAGATGAGGCAAGTGCTGCACCAAACACAGACGCATGGGAAAACCGAAATAACTACATCGAAGTCCCTGATGCAGTTATTGGTATTTCTAAAGTCTTTGGTGTATCCTCAAACTTTATGAGGAACAATTTGTTTGGTATGAGTAACCAATACTATCTGATGGATCTGTTCTCATTCTCATCAGGTTCTGCATTTAGTTTTGGTAACTTTGATCTGACAAACTACTTTATGATCAAGCAGCACTTTGAGACTATTGATATGATTATCAATACTGGTGCGCTTATTGAGTATAGATTTAATAAGAGACAAGATCGTCTCTACATTGACATTGATAAGTCAAGAATTGTAGAGGATCAATATCTACTTATTGATTGTCACAGATATCTCGATCCAACTCAATTTACTCAGGTATACAATGACAGTTTTGTCAAGAGATATGCCACTGCTTTAATGAAGAGACAGTGGGGACAGAACTTGATTAAGTATAACGCAGTTCAACTTCCTGGTGGCGTTACCTTAAATGGTCGTCAGATTTGGGAAGATGGTAACACTGAAGTGAAGGAACTGGAGTCAAGGATGATGACAGATTACTCACTCCCACCAATGGACATGATCGGATAAGATGCCAACATCACCATATTTTCCAAGTTACTACGGCGGCACAACTGGCGAGCAAGGTCTCGTTCAAGATCTTGTGGATGAGCAGATCAAACTGTTCGGCACAGATATCTACTACCTACCAAGAACTCTTATTACTGATGGAGTCTTGGATGACGTTATCTACAACAAATTTGAGAGTCAGTTTCAGGTAGAGATGCTTCTACAAAATGTAGAAGGTTTTGGGTCACCATCAGAATTCATCAGCAAGTTTGGACTTCGTATTACCGACGAGGTTCGTTTTGTTGTGTCTCAACGTAGATGGGAAGAAGCAGCATCAAGTTACACTTTGACTGTTCCTGGTCGTCCTAACGAGGGTGACTTATTATACTTCCCACTTACACAAGATATCTACGAGATCAAATTTGTAGAAAGAGAAGATCCATTCTACCAGTTAGGTAAGATCTACTTTTACACAATGACTGCTGAGATCTATGAGTATGGCAGCGACGACATCTCCACAGGTGTTGATGAGATTGATGTTCTTGAGACTATCATGTCTCCTGCTATTCTTATGTTCATGGATCCTGGTGGCATCGGCAACTTCACTGTTGGCGAAGAAGTTGTGGGTGATGAGTTCCTTGCTAAGGCAACTGCAGACGCAGGAAGTGGTTCTGTTGATAGTATTACTGTTACAGATTCTGGATCTCATTATATTCAGTCAATACCACCAACAGTCACTATCTCGGGAGGGGGAGGAAGTGGAGCGACAGCCACAGCAACAGTTAGTTCGACTGGTCTTGTTACTGGCATCACTATCCTTAGTAGTGGTTCTGGGTATACTTCAACACCTACCGTTACGATCGACTACTCGCCAAAAGATAACAGAGCAGAAGTCAAGTCCTGGGATTCTGCTACAAGAAAACTTGAGATCATCAACAGAACAGGAACCTTCACAACTGCAGAGACCGTAACTGGTCTAACTTCAGGTGCCAAGTGGAGTCCTGAGTCTTACGACACTCTAAATAATACCAACAGCGAGTATGATCAAAATCGAGAAATCGAAGATGCCGCTGACAATATTATTGATTGGACTGAGGGCAACCCGTTCGGTGAAGCAGGAAATTATATAGGTAGCATCTGATGTTAGGGGCACATTTTTATAACGAAATTATTCGTAAAAATATTATTGGGTTTGGAACCCTCTTCAATAATATTACTTTGAAGAAGGTTGATCCTTCCGATAATTCTGTATTGGAAGAAGAAAAAGTTCCTCTGGCATATGGACCAAAAGCAAAGTTCTTGACACGTCTGGAACAAAATCCAGATGTTGATAGAAAGATTGCTATTACATTGCCACGTCTCTACTTCGAGATGACTGGTATCCAATATGATGCTCAGCGTAAAACTTCTCCTATTCAAAAATATAGAACTATTATTCAGGACGATGGTACTGAAGTAAGAGAACAATATGTTCCTGTTCCATATAATATTGAATTTGAACTTGGTATTATTGCTAAGAACCAAGATGATGGTCTGCAAATTCTTGAGCAGATTTTACCATACTTTCAACCATCGTTTAACATCACTCTCAACATGATCCCAGATATGAATGAGAAAAGAGATGTTGCCATCATATTAAACAGTGTTCAGTATGATGATGCGTGGGATGATAACTTCCTTGATCGTAGATATATTACATGGACACTATCTTTTACCTGTAAGTCTTACATCTATGGTCCCTTTGACCAGGCAGGTGTTATCAAGAAAGCAATTGTATACGAAGGTATCAATGCTGCAGTTCCACAAAGAACTACAAAGGTTACCTATACACCTAAGGCACTTGAAGATAAGAACAACGATGGTGTTGTTAACGCACTCGACGATACTCTCCTAACAGGAAGCGACGATTTTGGATTTAATGAAGGTATTGAACTACTATGAGCAAGTTTGAAGATAACATGGAAGATATGTTCGACATTGAAGTCGAAGCAACTGACATTGAACCTACGAAACCGAAACCTCCTGTAAAGGCAGACAAGGACGATCAGACAAAAGATTACGAATATACCCGTGGGCAACTCTACTCCCTCATAGACAAGGGCACAGAGGCGCTCAACGGTGCCTTAGAGGTGGCACAGGAGTCAGGGCACCCCAGAGCATACGAAGTCGCTGTGAATGCCATGAAGCAGGTAGCAGACGCCACTGATAAACTCATGGATCTACAGCAGAAGATGAAGAACCTTGAGGCACCCACCAAGCGAGAGACCAACAATACCACAAATAATTTGTTTGTAGGTAGCACAGCAGACCTACAGAAAATGTTGAAGCAGATAAATAAAGAAAAAGCAGAAGATTAGTGGCATACGTTAGATACGACATTAATAATGTTGCTGTATCCCCGCAACCAGGAAGCACAACTGTAAATCAGTTTTCTGGCACTGAGGGTTGGAGCACGGTGACGTATCAAGACTGGAATGCTGATTATGTTCCTCGTGATGTTTCAAATTCTGTTATCACTCCTGGCACATTTCAAGCTAGGAACTATGACAATACTGTTAGAACACCAGCGCCGTATCAGCGCCACGATGTAAACAACGATCCCGTAGAAATCTAATGGCACAGTGGAACAAAGACGCTCAAGCATATAGAGCACAGGACACAACAAACTTTGAGGTGGTGATGCTTGCCGACCAAGACGGCAACCCACTGAATAGTTATGGATCTGCTGCTAACATTCCTATTGCTGCTGGAGATCTAGAAGGATATTCACACATCAATAAGTTTGGATTTAGAGATGTTATTGCTGGTTCTTGGCAAACCATTTGGGATAAGGCAGCAGATTATGCATACTATGCTGCCGCTACAGTAACTGCAGTTGCAGATAATGCTGGTGGTGCTGATGATGATGGCGGAACTGTAGAAGTTCAGGGTTTAGATGAAAACTATGCTCCAGTAACAGAAACCTTGACTATTGGTGGTGCTGCATCAGTAGCACAATTCTCCAGAGTGTTCCGTGCAAGAATGGTTACTGCAAATACTGGCACAACTAATGAGGATGAGATTAGAATTAAAAATGGTGTCAATGATGTAGCAGTAATTATTGCTGGTGCTGGTCAAACTTTGATGTCCTTATATACGATCCCTGCTGGCAAAACAGGATATTTGATGAAACTTCAAGGTTCTATTGATGCTAACAATGATGCTCTGTTTAGATTGTATGCAAGACCTTTTGGTGGAGCATTTAATGTTAAAGGTCAGTTTGGAGTATTTGCTTCTGGGTTCAACTATGACTATCCAGTTCCTTTGAGATTTGAAGAGAAAACAGATATAGAAATAAAAAGTCTCTCTCAAAGTGGTGTAGGTGGTGGAGCAATCTTTGATATTATTCTCGTAGATAACTAAGGAGACTAAATATGAAGTCGTTCAAACAACTAAGGCATGACATTAGAGAATCTGCCGAAAAACGATACTGTCCCAAGTGTGAAAAGTGGGAGACCCGAGCAGAGTGTGCCTACGGTGTCTCCTACTGGGACAAGTATGCCACAAAAAACTTCAAAGAGTCAGTCCTCGGAGAAGCAGCCTGGACCAGAAAAGAAGGACAGAACAAAAAAGGAGGACTCAACGAAAAGGGACGAAAGTCTTACGAGAGAGAAAATCCAGGATCTGACCTTAAGGCACCATCAAAGAAGGTTGGAAATCCCAGGAGGAAATCATTCTGTGCTCGAATGAAAGGAATGAAAGCAAAGCTAACTTCTAAGAAGACAGCAAGGGATCCTGACTCCCGTATTAATAAATCTTTACGTGCTTGGAATTGCTGATATGGCAAAATATGATGCTGAATGGTATAAGAAATTAGCAGAAGGAAAGAAGGACTACCCGCTTCCTCTCTACGCTCCTTGGACTTCTGTATACGAGGGAAAGAAAAAATATATCAATCAAGAAATAAATCGTAGCTAATTGTTACACTATTTTTTACTACATACCACTATAATAGATTGTAGCTGGATGTAACAGAATGTATGGCACATATCTAATTCTT